CCGGCAAACTCCAAGATTTCCATATCAGTTGGACTACTCGCATTCCATTGGATGCGCAGAGAACCACCCTGCACATTATAGGTTATGCGAGCCATGGTCATATGGATGCTGGATTGGGTAGCCGATACCTTCGTTACTCCGTTCTCCCCCGTGCCATCACTTTCGTCTGTGAAGTGCATTATGAGATTTCTGGCGCCGCTAACGACGATGGATGTGGTAACAGTATCGGCCATTTAAGTGCCCCTATTCGATGAATTTTCCGTTCGGATTGGACGGCTTTGAGAGTTCATGCGGCGCGGGAATAGTCACGTTCAATTCCTCCCAAGCCGCACAGATATTCTCGTAAGTATCTTTCTTCCAAATAATGCGCTGATTGGGAGCCGCCCACGGAAACTGCGAACCCGCTTCCATCAGAGCTTCTCTCTTCCAGAACGAGGCCGTGTTAGCACGATACGGCGAATCTTCTGGCTCGATTGGAGTAAAGATCAAGTATGGCTTGCCGCTATACTTGGCCAACTCGCATGGGCCATTGGCCACGAACAGATTGGCTTTCGCCAGATCGTAAAGCGCCATGCGAGTGTGAAGATTGATCGAGGCATCGGGACAGATGCGGAAGCCGTCAATCTGCTCATTGGCCTTCTCAGTATCCCGAACGAATATAACTCGCTCGCCTTGAGCAACAAGATCATTAGCAAACCGTATCCAGGCAGCAAGATCGCTGTTGCGATGCGGCCAACTCTTGGCCTCTCGTAGAGTAATCGTGATCGGCGCTGATCCATCACCAAGCCATTTCTTCATGGCCCTCAATGAACGCTCGGGAGCCTTGAATTGGGGTATTTCAGTGCCTTCATTAGCCTGTTCCACAATCTTGCGGATATGGCGCGTCACATAATACCGACCATTGGCAGCGTCGGTATGCTCGATGGCACCTACCAACTCAAGCGCAGGCTTCACCACATTATCGAACATCACCTGGCTTTCAGGAAGATAAATCCCATCCTTGCCATTCCGACCGAACCAGAAATGCACCTTCAACGGAGGGGGTGCCCCTTCCATCCTGCGGTGCATTTCAGCATCTATAATCCAGTTCATGAAGTCGTAGCAGATAGAACCCGCCGGCATGTTGTAAACAACCAGATTAGCCGGCGCATTCGGTGGACGTGGCGGCATCTGCCGATTGACCCGCATTTCCCCGATATGCTCGGCAACACAACGAACAGCGTTTTCCGCCTTCAAGTCCAGCAATCGATCGCCGGTAAATCCACCGATGGAATCGTTGGTAAATTCTTCCACCCCGACAAAGACTCCATAACCAATCTTGGGGTTTTCCCTGACTTGTCTCAGAAAGTCCTCGAAGAAAGCTATTACCTGAGCGTGGCCGCCTGCCTGAATTGTCATCGTGGAGAACCATCAGCCTGACGGGTGACGGCAATATTGACCCACATGGCAACCTCACGAAACTTGCGTAAAATGTAGGTTTTATCTGGGCCCTCTGGCAGGCCAGCATCAAGAGCTTGCGCATAGACGGAAGCTCGTTGGCGCAAATCGCCCATAGTGGTCATTTGCTCGTCGGTAGGCTTGAGATATTCAAACGTCGAAGTATGTAACGTCATGTCTGTTTTCCTATTTCCTGTGGTTGAAAAGGGGCGATCCGAGGGCTCAGACCGCCCCACTTACGTCATCAAAACCTAAGCTGGCTTTACGCCAAAGATAGCATCGCCGGCGCCAAAGGCGGACGGATCGAGAGAGACGGCCACAAGAAGCGCCCGAGTGGCATTTGATGCTGTAGCCGTGCCCACATAGATCGTTCCGCGAACATCGCCGGTAGTCGAGGTCGCCGGACTCGTAGTGTCGGCAAACGTGAACGCCGATGCGGTGCCGAAAGGAGTTGTCGCCGTCACAGCAAGTGAACCGGCCCACCATACGTTGGCATAACTTACCGTATTGACCCGGAGCGGAAAGCCGAACACATCGCCCGTTCCTACCGTGACGCCAGTGGAATGCAGCGTTCCCGTCGGTACAATCGAGGAAATGAATTTGAATGCCTTTTTCCCCGAGGCCACCGCCGTTACAACTCCGGCTATGGTTTCCGTCTGCGTATAGCCATAGAGGTCATAGCCATTGACGGTATAGAAACCAGCCGAGTCATCGGCATTTGTGGTAATACGGACGTTTCGAGCGATCGCCTTGGTCGGATCGTACAACGATACCATCGGATTGCCGCTCGATGGCTGCGTGACTGCCTGATACGGCGTGATAAGACCCGGCAAGCCGTCGATCACCAATGTATTGGCGGGAATGACATTCCCCGATGCCCACACCGTAACGCCAGTCGATCCGACAAGTGTAACACCACTATTCGCAGTGGTTACAAGAGTCAGCGCCACGCCCGACGTAGCCGTGTTGGCGCCTGCGATATTCGTTGCCGTCAGGGTTTGCGGAACCTGATTGATGACGGGGACAAAAGCGCCGCCACTCCCCATCCATTCAATGCAACCCCATCGACTGGTATTGTAGCCAGCCCGATCATCGAGTACACCAACGCCCTGTCCAAAAGCGGATGGGCCTTTATTCGGATTGTTTGAACCGCCTTGACCCAATGCGTTGCGATTGCCATAAACAATCAGCGGGCCTTCAAATGCAGTCATCGTCGTTCTCCTGGCCGCCCACGTAAACGGCCCATTGTGTCGTGTCGGGTGAAAGAAAAACCCCGCATTTGCGCGGGGCTAAGTTTGGGGACTACACGCCGGCAGTTGCATACAGTTGGCGGAAGTCTGACCAGCCGACCGAATAACGTTCGTAGGAAGCCGCTTTCGCGTTCTTCGTATCGAAGTCGTTATCCTGATCGAACATGATCGCATCACGAGTGTAATGCTTCATGCCTTCCGGACAGTTCGTCCTAATGAACCAGGCTGTTGCTGACGTGAAGTAGTGGTTCATCATAATGCCCTTGGGGAACACATTGGTTGCCTTGAGCACGTTGATCGCGTTGTTGGCCGTGTCGTTCTGCAGCACGGATTTCAGGACGCGATTTGACTCGAACCACAACTGCGTCGGCACATGTATGGATTCCGGCATGAAAGAGATTTTCAAGCCACGTCCATTGAGTGCCTGCATGACTTGGATAACCAGATTCTCGATTGATGCTTCGGACAAGTCCGCTGCGGTCGTGAGCTGGTTTGACTGATTACCACCCGTAGTCGTCGGATGGGCCGTGCTGATAAGCGGCTGTCCGTCACCGCCAGTGAACGAGGAATTGAATGCGCGATTGTAGACGTTTGCGCACACATTCTCTTTCGTCTGACGAAACGAGAAGGCCAATTGCTTCGCCCGACGCTTGCTGACGACTTCGTAAAGATCGTCGCGCAATTCCTCGAATGTCACGATGTAGCCAAGCGCATACGCAACGTGCGTGTAGCGCGTGACCGCGGCCTGGACTTCGGTATCGTAGTCGATTGCAGAACCCTGCGGCTTGATCGGGGCAAGCCCGAAGCCGGAGATTTCCACGTCCTCCTCGTATGCCTTGTCCGAGGTCTCGGTATCGAACAGATCGGGCCATTCCTCTTTGTGTTCCGCGTAGGAACGCCCCCACCAGGCCTTGATACCGGGCCAGAGTGCTTTTGGATGTGCGCCAGTTGTGATAACGGCCATTGGTTATCTCCCCTACCCGCCCGCTTCCTGGTTCGCGTACTGATAGTTATTCAGCTTCACGAGCCATTTGGCGTTCATGTTGGTGTTGGTGGTAGTACCAATGAGGTTATCGGCACTGTTGAGCGGCCGAATGATCTTCACGTCCAGCGTGTTCGTGGTCGCGACCGTAGATGCCGCAAGCTGCCAGCCCGAATAGCCAGTCGTGGTGTTACCCGTACCGGAGGCCAGAGTGGCATTCTTACCGGCCCAAACCTGCGGCGCAAATGTGGTTTGGGACGAAGCGTCGTCCTGCACCGCGTAGAGCACCGTAGGATCGTCACAGACGAGAATGTACTGTGCCGTGGAGGCCGGATGATAGGTCGGAAGGTCGCGAGTGACCGCAATCGTGGCCGCAGCAAATGGGCCACCGTCCACGATGCCGAGCATCACGCCGATGATCGGAGAACCAGTCACACCGATTTGAACGGCGGGAATACCGTTCGCGTCGTTGCTTGCGCTGTGCACCGTCAACGGATCGCCGATGTAAAGGGCGGTGCCGTATCCCGATGCGACATAGTAGATGTTGCCCGAGCCGTTCCACACGCTACCGTCATAGTGAGCGTATGGGATCAGGCCACGGGCGACGTTCGTATTCGTCGCCATGGGTTAAACTCCCCACGTATGAATTTCAGAAAATGGTGATAGCGACTATTTGCCGTGTACGATTTTGATTCCCTGAGCGGGAATGTAGCGGCCGTCGCCTTCTTGCCTGTCAGCTTGGCCGCGCTTGATTACGGCCTCTTTTTCATCAACCAGCTGCTGTTGCGCAGCTATATCTTCGTCGTACCATTCCTGGGGTATTTCCATCAAGAATCCATGCATCGGGCCGCCACCCTCGGCAACACCGACAACCATGGAGACGTTCTTGCCTTCGCTGTTCTTGACGTGCTCGTAACCCGCTTCCTGAGCGCGGCTGATACGATCCTTAACGTCATTGAACCAATGCCTGTGGAAGCCTTCCCGCTTGGGATAGGCCATCGTTTGTTCCATCGTGCCGAACGGCTTGCGATTGCGCGGTGGCCGTGCGGGAGCAATCGTTTCATTGAAGGTTGAAGCTGCCTGACCTTCAACTTGATATTTCGGAAGTGGCGGGCGTCCTACCGGACGCTTCTGCTGTAATTCATCCATTGCCTTGGTCCTTGGATTTGGTCTTTTTCAATTCATCGACCAGAACGATTGTAAAGTCATGACCGCGCTTCCAGACATCCGGTCCCCATTCGAGCCTTACGCCCGGCAGGATTTCCTTGCTGTCTTTCATCACACATCCCAATCGTAATCTGCTACGTATTTCTCTTTCGTATAACCGGGAATGGTTTTTACGAACTTGTCGCAGGCTTTCTTGGCTTCCGCCGGCAGGTTCTCATAGCTCTTGGCGTTTCTGCGAGTGCCGTTTGTTCCGCCAGATGGCGTAGCCACGGATGCTGCATTCTCCCGATTTGGATTGATCCCGAATTTCTCCGGGAATTTATCCATTGTGCGCCGTTTAGTTTCGGCAAGCAGTTCGGCAACAGGAACACCAGGCTTATTCCGCTGCAATGAATCGTAGACATCAATTGCAAAGCCATTCAAGGCGCGGTCGCGATTAAACCACGGCTCTTTGGTGATCCAATCTTGGATTTCAGGATCAACTTGAACGGTCTGTTGTTGTTCAGGCTTTTTTGGCGGCACAACAGGCGTGTAAGCCTTGTTGAGCGCGTCCAATTCGACCATGGCGCCGCGCACGGCATTCGCATCTGCGTTCGCAGCCGATGCCTCGATCTTGGCCTCGATTTCAGCCTTGGCCCGATTGTAGGCGCGTTCCTCGGATTTCGAGGTAAATTCCACAAGAGCCTTGGCGGATTCCTTGGTCTCGCGGAGTTCGGTTTCGAGACTGTCCAGCCGCCGTTGCAGCCGGTCATTGTTGCGCAGCGCAATCGGTAGAATCTTCTCGCCGCGCTCAAGAAATTCGTCCGCGGGACGCCAATGCTCAGGATCGCCCTTGAATTCGTCTTTCGCTACCCATCCCAATCGGCGGGCGCGGTTTTCAGATTCAGTTGGTGCATTTAGTGGCGCGTCATCGGCGCCTTGTACATCGCTCATGGCTTATCCTTTGCCTGTACGCCGCCGACACATTTGTCGTCCATGAGGCGGTATTCCACACCATCGTTACCTAGGATGACTTTGCCGGCATATCTGTCGAAATAAATGCGGTCGCCTACAATGGGCTTGTAGCCGCTCCATGGGCGCGTCCTATCGCCGTTCCAGGTGAAAGCGTCATCACCTAATGCAATGAGGACGCCCGAACTACCGGCCAACTGCGCCCGATCCTGGACCTCATCGGGGAGCCGGATGGCTCCTGACATTGAAGCCGCAATATCGGGCCGTACTAGAACCCGGTCTCCGATTGGAATGCACCCGGATTCATTCTTTCCGAAGTACGGGGCGGGAATGTACTCCGCTTTTCTAGTCGTCAGTAGGCGTGGCTGCATCACTATCTCTTTCCTTATAGAACGCCGTTATGGTGTCGTAGTTGACTGTTTCGACCTCTAACAATTCTCTTATGCGTCCCCGCGCTTCCTGATTTGCAAACGTATCATCGCCATTGAGCCACGCTTCCGTGGCGGCAACGGTTAGATCGTTTGCACGGTCTTTCAGGAATTGACGGAAGAATTGAGTGGCTGGATGATTACGCCATTCGCCGTATTGTTCGCGGGTAATCATTTAACAAGTGATTCCAGCAAAAGAGCAATGAGGCGCTTCGATACGCTTTCGATTTCTTCTGGCGAGAATTGATAGTTGTCATCAAGGCGAAGAACCGCAGCATGAACACCCTTGACTTTTGTCAAACTGTTAATGCGATCATCTTCATCAAAAACAATATGGATCGAAGCCATGCCTGCCTCACTTTGCCTTATGCCTATGGTGCCCAATCGCCGACTGCGGATCGACATGCAATCCTGCCGGGGGTGGTCGCGTTACCTTCTCATGCTCTATCTTGGCCAGATAGCCGTCGATTTCAGCCGAATACTCTTTCCAACTCACGCCGTCAGCTTCTACAGCGCGGCGCTCCATTGGAGTGGCGACTTTAGTGTGTGCGCGATCATAAGAGAATCCACGGGCCTCCGCTGCCGCCTCGTAGGTCTCGTGCGTGCCTAGATATTTCCAGAGATTAGCGGGCTTGCCGTCTTTGGTTCTCAGTCGCGGAGAATACTGCGGTATTCTGCGGTCCACATAGACCGTATCACCCTTGGAATCCGCACCTGATACGATGTCATAGCGGTTATCGAATTTCACGGCGCTTATTGTGCTCAGTCACAGTAAATGGTTGATCGAGCACATACAGCAGTGCAGGCGTTATAGTTTTGTCGATCGTGTATGGCAATGGCTGGATGTTCTGAAACCGCACTGGTTTCACTTCGGTTTTCATCATCAGCAGTTCCGACAAATAGACGGCAACTCCATCCTATCTGGTGGAATTGCCGGTATCTGACTTTCAGTTCTATAGCCTCGGAAAGTGCATTTGGCCGCCACCCCCTGCGAGCAGCGTCAATGCGCCAATCAGGCAAAGGATCAAGACTATGCACCATATCGCCTGCTCGATACGGCCCGGAATGGCGATGAAAAGCTTAACCACATACAGCGCCAGCCAGACAACACCGAGCAGTACGATAACGCCGATGAGCAGCCATAGGATCGCTATGGCCAACTCAATCACTGTGTCGCCTCAACCGGCTTGAAGATTGATCCGCTCGGCTTCGTATCGGCCGCCTTCGCATCTGCGGCAAACTTCGCCTCGTTAGCCTTGGCTTCCTCGATCTTTGCTTGCGCCGCTTTCTTATCGATTTCCTTCTGTTCCAGTTCTTCCACAATGACCCAGCCAAGGCCTGGCTTGGGCCAAACGCGGCCGGCAGGATCGAAGTAGGCAGGAACACCGAGCTGTGCACCGGCCTTTCCGGTCAGCAACTCGTTCATTTCCGAGGCTGACGTTTCTTTCATTTCAATGAAAGCATTGGTCTTGGGTAAGAGTGCGAATCTACGTAGCGTCATAACCGTTATCCTTCTGCAGAGCCCCATGTGAGGCCAGCGCGATAACGTGCAATGCCATATTTAAGTTCCCTGAACCGCAGGAGGCGGCGGAACGGGCGGCGGCATTGGAGGCGATCCAGGTACGGTCTGACCCTCCCCCACCGGCTGCATGGCCGCCTCGTGCTGGCGTTCCCAAATCTGCAATTGCTGGTCAAGCCAAGCAATGTGCTGGTCGCCTACGGCCTTATCCGCCGTTGCAAGTTGATTGATGGCTTGCGCATAATAGAGAACCTCTTGCGCCTTCTTGGTCTGCTTGTCCTGCAACAAGAGTTGGCCCTTGTCGTCCAACTCCTTGCCGCGCTGCTCTAGCTCCATGCCCTTAGCAGCTATATCCGGGTTCGGCGCCGGCTGTTGCTTCAATGCCTTGTCGATGTTGTCAATGCTCGCAGCGGTCAGGATGCGATGGCGAATATCGTGTCCATCAAACCACGGATCATTGGCAAACTGCATGAGGAACTGAGCCCGCCCCAAAGCCTGCATATCCGTTACCATCGTTGGATCGGCGACGGGCTCTACGCCACTACCCTTTACATAATCCTCTTTGGCAATCTTCTTCCAGGTATTGCCGACTTTGTATTGAGAGACTTCATCGCCATAGACGCGGTTCAGACGATAGAGTTTTGCCAGTTCGGACTTGAGAGAACGGTAAACCCGCTTGTAGATCGCGGTAAAGACTTTCAAGCCTTGTTCAATTATAGCAAGCGTAGTAGTGGCCGGCGTATTGGCACTCTGGCCTTCACCCGTTAGAACATCCTTGATCGAGGCTATTTCCTTGCCGCTATCGATCAGCGAGCCCAGAAGCTCCAACAGGACTTGTGACGGTCCCGGCCATGGCATCGTTACGATGCTGTCTTTCAACGACGCCCCTGACGTATTCACCACCTTGTATTCGCCCAACTGGAACCGGATAACACCAGCATTCATGGACAATCCCTTGCCGATGAAGCCGCCACCTGTGTTCTGCAGTGTGCCGGCGTCGATTAGCTGGTTAAGCGTAGTGTTAACGGCTTCGTTAATAGGTCGTAGAAGCTGCCCAAAGCCTATTCCGTATATTCCACCATCGGGGTTGGGCAAAAAATCATACTTTGTGTAGTAGTGTATAGGCTCAATTTTAGTGATCTTGTGGGTTCGTACATTGAAATGGATTCCATCCGCGTCATATCTGGCGACAATCCTGACGACCGCGTGCGATTCTTTGTGGACGGTGACGATGTATGGTTCGGCATATCCATCCTCATCCAAATCCCAATTGCGGTGCTGTTCCAGAAACTCGTGCGGCGCGGATTCGTCGCCTGCCTCCGCATTGGCAGGTTGTCCAAACGGTGTCTCGGGCTCCAACCACAGATCAGACCGGAACATAGTCTCGATGTCGTTGGGATAGAACTCTAGTTCTTCGGTAATACGAGGCGCCGTCTCCATGGACTTCGCCTTGTAATTTATCACCAACTTCATTGCCGACACACGCAATGAAGCATTTCGTGCCTTTTCCGGATCAAAGAACGACTTACGGAAATCGCATCCAACGATCGGTAGAACATGCAGCAGAGTATCTGTCTCCGGTTCCCATTCCGGCATTTCATCAAGGAGTTGCCACGACATATGCTCGCCAATGTCGTCAGCGCGCTTTTGCTTCGCGCCAGGCGGGACAGCCCATACTGGGGCCTGTGTCTGTGGATCGACTACCGGCTGATGCGTGTGTGGATCGATTGTTGGAATGCCATTGTCGTCACCGATCACCACACCCTTAACAACGTCCCGGTTTTGGACAATCGCCGGATAGGCACGGGCAGCAAACTGGATAGCCGCATTGGTCATGAGTGGGAAGATGACATTCGCAGACTTGGGCCAAGGGAACTGCTTCTCCTTGGCTATCTGCATGGCCATATCCATGGCCCGCTCGGTCTTGTCCTTCCATTCGCCGCGTGAGGTAACGTCAATCTGGTATTCGTCTATGACGCGCTCGCCGATCTTGCTCAGCAACGTCTTGTCGTCTTTGAACTCAAGGGCAATGTTCTGCGACTTGATCCATTTCAAAAGTTTCTGGTGGTGGGCAATGTCGGGCGTGGCTGCGCCGTCCGCTGTGTTGTCTACAGCGAGCGCCGGCAATGCCATGTGTTAATACCCCGTAGTCTCTGATCGCTCAGTCATGACGAACGGCTCGCGCTTGTTCGCAATGTACTCACGCCATTCGGCAGGGTCACGTTCTTTCAAGTCCCTCGTGTAGTTGTCTTGGCGTTCGGAGCGTAGAGCTTTGGTGATCTGGCTAGGCATGCACGATGAACTTTCGCCCGACTATGCCGTATGGTCCCCAATCCGTTACCATCCGCAAATGCCATAGATCGTATTTGTTGCGAATATCAACGAACGCTTTCTGCTCGCCGAACTTGGGACTTCCCCGATTGCAGTACCAATCATCGAAGAACAGCGCGCAGCCGTCCGACAGCATATCGTTGTCGAATAGATGATCTAGCACGTCATACGCGCTCTCGTACAAATCACAATCGATATGAACCAGCGCAAACTTGGTATCCGCAGGAATATTCGACAGCGTTTCCTTGTACCAACCAGGAACAACCCTGATCTGTTCCACAGGCAGATATGCGCTGCATTCTCTGGTTACGCTGTTAGGTGACGGAGCGTGAGCGCCTTCGACCTTCCAATTCCATGCACCTGATTTGACGTGCGGCGATTCGGTATCGGGTGGTAGCGTAGCGTCAGGCAAGCCCTGGAAGCTATCGAACAGCCACAGCTTGCGCTCGATCTTGAAGTCCCGCTCACATCCCTGCATCGCAGCCGCCAGAGCGCGTGAGCTATTGCCCCAGAAGCAACCGAACTCGGCTATGTCGCCCTGTACATCGCTCATGTAGGTGTAGACAACGCCGTGGCTTAGATCGCGTAGGGATTGGTCGTCCGTTAAACCCGGTATCATTCCTGCCTCTTTGCCTAAGTGCTAGTAGCCGGTGAATTGCAACTGAGCCGGCGCCTAATCCTATCTCACAATAGGATCACTCTCACCATATAGGTAGAGAGCTGAAAGACTCGCCGGCTCAGTATCCCGTTATCTCACTTCGCGGTGTCTCAACTGGACTGTCAAAGCCATCAAACAATCCGCTGATCGATTGAGCGCCTTCTATCGCAACAGCATCAATCGCCAATGCAAGGTAGCGCATGGCATCCGCACCATGTGAGGCCCAATCATGGATTGGGTTTGCTCTCAATGCCTGTAGCTTGTCGTCGTAATGAGCACGATACATCTTGAGCGCATCAACGCCGCGAACCGTCTTGCGTATATCAAAATAGCACTTCGGAAGCATCATGCGAACGGCGTTAATACCATCTTCCACACGATGTTGAGGGGCTATAACAACGTCTTTCAGCCCTAGACTTTCAAGAACCTCTAGCCTGGATTTTCCAGTCCCAAGTTCTTTCGCCCTAACATCATGCGGCAGGACATGGCCGCCATAGATATAGTCTCGCGTGCGCAATTCCCGAACGTAATGCCCAAGATCGGCACCGGATGCCTCGTAATAGTCGATCAAGTGGACTTCACGTCCGACAATCTGTGCAAACCAGATTGCCGTCGAATCCCTGATCCCCAAATCCCAAGCGGTCCAAACCTGCGCAGTCGGCTCATAAGGAACCCCGCAAATGCGCTTCTCGCGCTCGGCGTCCTCCATGAACTTGCCGTAGTAGGCCCCGACTGTAGCTGCATCGAACGAACACTCGAATTCCTGCGCATACTGGCTTGGCGAAAGCGTCTTGCGGATATTAGCCAATTCTGCAGCCGGAATAATCCCTGTCTCGCTGGCTTTCAGCGTAAGCCGGAAGAAATCAGGATCAAGCGTTCCGTTCTCTAATCGATCGATCGAATAGAACCAGTCACGACCCTGCGGGGTTCCAATAAACGTGGCACCACCCGCAAAATCGGCGAGCGTTGGCCGAATAACCTCTGGCCACGCTCTAGGATCAATTTGAGCTGGTTCGTCGATTGTAACGTCGTCGTTGTAGACGCCGCGCATCCGCTCGTAGTTGTCCGCACCATAGAGCCTGATTCTTGCGCCATTTGGGTACTCAATCCACAGTTCGCTTTCGCTGACCTGTGTGCCAGGTATTGGGCCGGAATAGTGCTTGAGATAGGCCCAGGCTATGTCCTTCGCCTGTGCATAAGTCGGCGCGACGAAGGAATAGCGCGGGGGTGGGCTTTGCCTCTCATTCTTGAGCGCGGCCCTGATCTTGTCGTTGATGCAGCCTACCGTCTTACCAAACCGACGATGAGCCACGATCTTGGCAAATCGTTGCGTTCGCCGATGATAGGCCTCTAGCTGCGCACGAGGCCGATACGGAATGCGGATCAGTTCTCCCACGTTACCGTCAATCGCAGCGGTTTTTCCTCATCGCCGGCCAACGTAGTAGGCAGCACCTTACCCAAAAGGCCCATAAATGGCCCAGGATTCAATGTGGCTTGCTTAGTGAGATAGCCAACCATGCCTGCTTCGTCACCGGCCTTCTCGGCAGCCTTTAGGATTGCTTCCTTGAGGCCGGCGGGTATTCTGTTCTTACTGCCTTTGCGCCGGCCTCCGGTTTTAACACCGTGGCCCATTTGGTCTATTTTCCTTCTATTCTGCTGAATTAGACAACTGCCTCAACTCCGCTTCCATCGCATCAATGTCGGTATTATGCTGGTCTATCAATGCGTTAGCTGATTTGAAGGCGTCCGGTGCTTTCTTGTCGAGGTCGTCTAGCCTTGCTGCGAGCTGGTCAGCCTGGTTGTCCAGGGATTTCTTGGTGGCTGCTATTCGTTGGGCGATGCTGTGGAGTTTGCCGCTCGGCTCGGGCCCGATGGGCTTAATGCTTGCTGCGGCTTCGCTCAATCGGACTGTTCGGTGTTGTAGGAATTGAGGGGCTGGCATTTCAAATCCTCGGGCGGCACTGTGCTCAGTGACGACATGGGATTTGCCATCCCACCGGCTCTCGCCACGCCCTCCCTTTCATTCCCCATTGCCGCAGCAAAATCATCACACCACTGCCGATCTAGGTATGATTCCGCAGTCATCATCTCTAGACAACGATACAGTTCCCAATAATCAATATACCGGAAATTGTCATAACGTTCGTACATCATTTCAAAAACGCCGCCCCCGACCTCGAATGAGCGAACGCCGCTTTCTTCCTAGGCCGCTTTAGCGGTTTCTCTGTGGGATTGGTGAAGCTTGTGGGGAGTAGTGGCTTTTCTGCACCACCTTGACGGTGGACTGACCCTAGGTGGCCAGGAAGAGGTAATGCAGTTGCGCGTTGCATTAATAGCTCGAAGGACTGCCGGCGCTGAATTGCTGAGAGTTGGGCAATAGCCCACCACCAGTAAATGCGCGTCCAGCCTGTGGAAATGCTGCTTGAACCGGCTGGCCAGCCAATAAACCACCCTGCATCATGTTGACGGGATTGGCCACAGGTTGCGCCACGGTCTGGTTTGAACCTGCCGGCGCGGCTACTCCCATGGATGGCGCGTTCTGGATCATTCCCGCATATGCTGGCATGGTCTATTCCTCGTGGAAGGGGCCGTGATCGGGCATAGGATGATAGCCAGCGGGCTTACGAATGCCCCTGGTGCTATCCCCCTTGAGGGCCTTACGGCTGCCCCTGGGCTCACTATGAGGTTTGTGGGTGTGGTCGTGAGGCTGTACGCCGAAAGTCTCGTGCTCTTGCGGATCGCCACCGTGGCGGGCTAGGCGCTGGTGCTGCCGGATTGGGCCAGAACCCTCTTTGGCTGTTTTGTCCATGTGGATTAGCCTTTCGTGAAAGCGTGCTTCTTGTGGCCGCTAAAGGCTGGTTTCTTCCGTTTTGGAAGGCTTTTGCCTTTAGTGGCAGAATCCCATTCGGCTACTTTGGTGGGGCCGCCGAGAGCCTTAACCCCGCTGGACGTATGTGCCCATCGCTCTTGAGCTAGTGACTGGTAGGGCACTGAACTCCCCAATGATCGGGGCCTATAACCGGCTGGCTTCCGTCTGCGTCCATTTCAGCAACAATCTGAGCCGGCGTTGCCTCACGCCACTTCTTCGGCGTGACAACCTTTAAGCCATTTGGCGTATAGTAATCATCACCGCGTTTTACACACGGCAATTCGATATGACCGTAATCGCCAAAACCATTGCAGTTTTTGAGATAAGCAGCCTGCTCGGGGGTCATTTCTGCTCCGCAGACGCAATTTTAGGAGGACATTTCGGACATTATGCCCGATTTTTTCCTAAATCAAGTGCTTGGCCTATCGTGTTCAACGCTATCCGCAGTAGTCCATAGTCGTTTGCCGTCAGCACCCCTACAGGCCAGTTTTCCACACATACCCCGAAGGATAGTTTAAGCGGTCTATCGCTATAGTCAAGAATTAAACCGCGTAACCCATTGTAAGCGTTAGACCATTGACGACGGACTAATAGAATTGTTTCCTCCAATGGCTCCGTTGTGGATAAACCATTGACCTGGCCGAGCATTGGCGATTTAAGGCCCAATGAATAGCCCATGATGGCCGAGTGGCGCCGGCAGAGCGAGCCAAAATAATCGCCAGCCTCGTACTGTTTTCGATCAATTCCGCGCAATCGGTCGCCTTGCTGGTAGAAAAGCAAGAGCCTGCCAAGGGTAAATCCGGCCTTCGCATCGGTCGCCGTTGAGGTCGGAACGTCGGAAACGCCGTTGTAGCGGAGCTGGTGCAAGATTATCCCGTCCTTTTTTAATTCTCGTTCCCGAACTGCGATTGTCTCGGGGTGAATTCCGCCTATTTCTCCCCTGGATTTTCCATTTGCGTCACGGTGAACATTCGGCTTGCGCGGACGACCCATAAATCCCCCTATTTTATCGAAACGGCCAAAATCCAATGAGAAAACAACCGCCGCCCGTAAGCCAGAGCGCAAGACCTACAATTATAAATCCGTCGCGAATGGTCATGATTTTTTCCTGGATGTGTCATCCCGCTCTAGCTCGAACTGCCAGTTCATTGCATGATAAATCATCACTGACACGCCGATTAGGGTAAAGAATCCGATTATTAGGCAGGTTGCGGTTATGGGACTCATTTTGAGGCCAGGGCAGCTTCAATATCGTTGGCTGTCCGATGTAACTGGCGCGTGATCTGCCGAGTTACCCATTCAACGCGGCGAGCTAGTTCCAGGGTTTGAGCGGCGGTCATTATAGCCCCGGATTTTCACTTTCTATCAGCCTATAGCGCGACCCAGGGCCATGCCTCGCACGAATCATATAGCCTTGAGCCTTTAACTCCTTATTGGCATTCCAAACCGCTGTCTTTATTGAATTTGCTGCCCATTCAGGTCCTCCATTGGGCCGATCGCCATAGACAATATCCGCGATCTCAAGGAGTGAAATACCATCAGGGCGGCGGCCAACGAGTTCTAGTATCCGCGTGCGGATCGGGCCCGAAACGGTGAGTGCTGGCGCTAGAGGGCGCCCACAGCACGGGCAAATCTCAGGTTCTCGCCGGGGAAATGCGGTGCTCATCAGTGCATTGTTTCTGCTTTGAGCACTAAGCCGCCAGAATATCGATAAACGTCAATTGCAGCGTGTCGGATAACCTCCGGCGCCGCGCCATTGAAGATTAAGCGGCGGTATAGATCGCAAGCTTGTTGAAAACGAACCTCGATATTGTCGATCTTGCTGCCGTACATCGTCAATCCCTCCTGAGTTATCCTAGTTATCTACAGGCCCTTAGCTTTCCTCGCTAAGCCTCTTTCTAATGTGATTGTGATTGTGTTGGCATTTGCCAGCTAGTGACCGTTTGCCTTACCGTGCTTAGCCCACGCACCCTTGAGGCCAGCTAAACTGCGACGCTGGCTTATGTTTTTGTATTTTATCAATTCCTCATCTAAGCGATTATGGCGCCATTCCTTGGTGAAGAATTTGGCAATCGCATAGCAATTGCCAGCCCACTCATCCTCATCCATTCTGGCAATTGCCATAAGTTCTTTATCGGTCGTCGGGAGACCGTCATTTGCCCAATAATAGAGGATGAGAAGAACGTAGGCGCCATGTTGAATTGTAGACAGGTGTCCGGTCTTGGCGAGATAATCGCCAACGTAAAACGGCATCCATGCTTTAGCCATTGGCCCCGTCACTGGGCTGCGCGCGTCCCAAACCGCGCTAGGAAGTTTGCCGGTAAGCCCCGTGACGAGGGCAACGGAGCTTATCCCGCTGTCCCGGCTAAGGTATAATTTGCCATGATGGCGCGTGGTTTTCAAGCTACCTCTTGGGATTGCGAAACCGATAATTCGGCCAAAACATACTCCGCGAGCCTCATTGAAGGCCCTTTCTCGGGCAATCCATCCCGCTCCCAGCGGGATATGGTCCCGCGATCTACATTGAAACGTTTGGCAAATTCTGCTTGGTCCTCGCCGAGGCGAGCGCGGGCGACACGAATATCGGCTGCTGTAATCATTACACGAACATACACGCTATGCCATGAATGTCAAACCGCTTGACATGCCGCGCGTGGCGTGCATTATAGTGATTATCGAACGCAGGGGACTGACATGCCCGTAATCATCACCCTTACATCTGCGCCGCCGGCTACATCGCTTTGGTCGCGCTGATCGTCATGAACCGGGAGGAAGCCTGACATGACCCGCGCCGAATGGATTGAGTTCACCGCGCGCCGCTACCAATCCGGCGAACTAGGCTGGGGACCAATGCCTTATGAGCAGGCTAGGCTTCATGCAATAGGGATTGCGGCTACGCATTTCCCGACTGAGCCGATGACGGATCGGGAGTTTTATGCGGATGAAAGCGAGAACGGTGTTTTCTCATGACACGGGCCGTCAATCCCGACTACTGGCGCACTCGCCTTGAAGCAAAAAAAGCCAAGCATCAGAACTGCGAATACGAAAGCCAAATGCTGATAAATGCCACTACACTGCGTTTACAGCGTGAAATCAGAAGCCGAGAAAAGGGATATAAAAGGATGGCAGAACAAAAAACCGTTGCTGAGCTTGCAGCTCAGGATTTCGATGCCTGGGAGCGAGTCAGAGCCATGGAAATGGCGAACACGCCCGACAAATACGAAGATCGTAAAAATGCTTTTATAGCTCTGGCGGAAGCGCGCGCTATTGCTCTTGAAACACGCCGCAAATTAAACGAACGAACTGGAACCTGATATGAGCCGCACTGAAACCACGCGCGAATATTTGGAACTAATCCACCATCATGTTGCGCGGATTGACGGCGCTATCAAAAATGCGCTGCACAAGATCGGCGATGACAATGGATGGCACCCCGGCGCGCTCGAAATGATCTTCCTGCGCAATGACATTCGGTCGCTCCGGGAGTTTGCTGATCATATGGAAGCCAAACTACAGTCACTGACGACCAACAAAGAGGAAGCTACCAATGCTAATCTCGCAAGCGTTTCCTAGCGAATATCTCCGCGCCGCCGATCTACAGGGCCGAAATATCCGCGTCACGATTTCTCACGTCGAAATGCGCGATGTGGGCGACGACACCAAGCCTGTCCTGTTTTTCCAGGGCAAGGAAAAAGGCGTTGTGATGAACAAGACTAACAGCAACAATATCGCCGCTGCCTACGGCGACGACACGGACGGCTGGGGCGGCAAAGAAGTGGTGCTGTACGAGGCCATGGTGGACTTCCAGGGCCGCTCCGTTGCGGCTATTCGCATTCGTCCTCCGATGGCAAAGGACGGCCCTAGCCGCGCACAGCCGCAGCAACAGGCACGTCCAGTACCGCGCCAAGTTGATCCTGATCCAATGCCAGACAACATGAACGATCCGATTCCGTTCTGAACATGAAAAATCCAGCCGCTATAGCCGCACAGCTTGTAGACATCCGCAATGTCGGTGCCCACAAGTCTTTGAAACTCACCATCCATGTTCCTGTGGAGCAAGCTCATTTGGTGACAGCAGCATTCGGCTGGCCGACTATGGTTGATCCCGTTCCTATCGCTATCGCGAGATTGAAACAGCAACAGGAGGAAACAAAGACTGTCACGGAGAAGCCCGCGCCGGCTACCCCAGCGGCGCGGGCACCTAAAAGCCCGCTTGTTACACGCGCTGCAATACTCAGTAATAACCCGCTATTCTGGAAATATCTCGGTGAGAAAGAGGGCAAGCTAGTAGGAAAAGACGGCGCGGGCATGTACATTAGGGAATGGTGCAAGGTGAAATCGCGTAAGGATATTCTGCCAGGAACGGAAGCAGCCTTGCGGCTGGATTTGTTGCAGACTGACTTTGTGTGCTGGCGAGACAAAGATCAATTCGTGGAAGCCTCATGAAAACCCCACGCAAGCACGATGAAGCCCACCTGTCTTTCGTCAGACTTTTGCCGTGCTGCATCTGCGGCGATGCAACGATGACCGAGGCCGCTCATGTGCGCTACGGAGAGCCACGCGCCGGTAAGCGCCCCACGGGAATGGGCGAAAAGCCCTCAGATTGCTGGACAATTCCTCTGTGCAATAAGCATCACAGAGAACAGCACGAGTTTGGCAACGAACGTCTATGGTGGATGAAGCAAAGCCGAGACCCAATCTTCATTGCGCTCGCGCTTTATAATGTGACCGGAAACCATGAACGTGGTGTTCAAATAATCGAGGCGACGTTATGAGTTTCCCAACCTGGACAGATGAACAAGTAGAGCGCCTGCGTGATTTATGCGGTAGCCCCGAATGCGGAACATCCGCATGGATAGCTCGGCAGATAAACGGTGAATTTGGCACCACATACACACGCAATGCCATCATCGGAAAGATGGGGCGATGTGAGATAGTCCCGCCGCGCCTAGTCTCGGCGACAAAAGAAAAGAAAATCAGGACCAAAAGATCAACCCGTTCCGTATTCAACTTTGCCAAGCCAGACGCGCCCGTAGTTGATGATAGTCCGGCGATCATGCCAACAGAGTTTCCGCACAAGTGCAGTCTGCTAGAGTTGACCAATGAATCGTGCCGTTTTCCGGTGGGCGATCCATTAACGTCTGACTTTTTCTTTTGCGGTCAGCCAGAAGCTGATCTACTGAAACAGGTGCCTTACTGCAGGGCGCATTCGAGAGTGGCAGTGACGCATCGCGTAGTATCGACAGGTTAGCAGGGAGATTCCGATGGCTAAGAATGATCCACGTTCAGTGCAGTCATTAGTTCGCTGGCTGCGGGCAAAGCCCAAAGAAAAGCGTTATCACTATTTTGACGCCAAAGATTGTCTTGGGGCGCAATATTGCCGCGCGCATGGTCTGATCTACTCCATCCCCCACGATATGCCCGACAACAACAAAATGCCGCGTAAAAAGGATAGCTTTGAAATCAAGCTCGAATGGGCGGCGCAGGCTGACGAAATGACGTTTGGGGCCGCCTTAAAGCGCGCCAGGAAATTGGCTGCGTAATCCGACAAACAACAAGTATGTCGCCAACTTAGAGGTAGGAGGACGCCGTGCGCGACAAGCCGAAAATCATCACCAGCAACGTCTATCCCCCCATACCCAATCGGCAATTCGATTGGTCCGCAGTGCGCGACGGATACGAGCCTGGCGCGTTGATCGGCTGGGGCACGACAGAGGCCCAGGCGATTGAGGACCTTCTTGCGGCAGAGGACGACGAGGAAGGATTCAAGAATGTTCGGTCGGTGGAATCCTATTTGGTGGCGGAATGAGCCGAGTTGAGACTATAGGCAACGCCGCGCTGTACCTCGGGGATAGCCGAGATATTGAGGAGAAAGCAAATGCTGCTGAAAATGATGGTTTTGACAGTTTTACTGATCTGCCCTTCTTTAACTGCGAAGGCGGACTGTACTTGCATCAAAAATGTAGATGGCAAGTGCCTGACCTTTGGCCGGGGCGTTTATCCGTGGCGCCAGTTTGATGAATACACCAATGGACCGCATTGCGTCACCGGCTGCTGGCCCGGCTACAGCGATGATTACGGCTATAGTGAGCAGACAAAGCTAGAAATGGCCGAGTGTCGGATTGACTGGAAACGACTGCGGCACGATCTAGACCGAGACGGTTTTCCTGAGTGGCAATGGCAGTGACCACAAGATGTGGGGCTGTGTGTCTAAATCGGATAAGCATGAAGATACCAAAGAGTTCGCATTGTGAACAAGCCTATAGTTTTGTGCCTAGTTTGCGGTGGCGATCATAAGCCAAGTCCAGCAATCTGTGATGATGCTGGCATGGACCAACAAATCAAAAAACTCGGTGTTCGCAAATGGAATGCGCTGACTTCGAGGGCTACGACAAAGCAAAAATGTCCTAGCATGAGTTCTGGAAAGCCAATGTTAGATACCGCCCCAGAAGTTGGCGACTAACTTCTGCAATGTCGGAAACTTGAAATGTACAAGGTTGCCTCAGACAAACGCCAAAGCGCCCTCCACCGGGGACGGCTTTCCGATTGGGCTAATGGCGAGCAATATCTGACGGCAGAACAGCGCCTCGAACAAATGAGGGAAGGCTGGCGCATTTTGCAAGAGCGCTGCAATGCGGCAACCGGCGAAGAAAAGAAACGCATCGGCCTCGAAATGCTGGCCCTGCAAAATCAATTGAGGGAAGCCAAGAAAGCGCTCGGCTTAATTGGCCACATCGCGAAGCGCGGATGGCAGGACGTATTTAGGGACATGTGCAAAGAAATGCTCCCTAAGGTGCAATACGAATTGATCGTCAAGGCCACTCACCGAGAGGTCGCTAGGCTTGAGGCCGCCGCGAACGAAGCTGGCGAGCGCGCCTTTGGCGAAAAATCCGAGTAACTGAGGTTATGTAGGGACGGGAAAAATAGGTATTGACAAAGGATTTTATTGTCCTACATTGGCCCTGGAACACAGGGAGAAACGGTAGCGGCGAAACGAGGGGAAAGCTGACGCGAAGCCCGGCGGTCAATACCAAGTAGCGAACAGTGCCGTAGCCCCTAGGGCGATCCGGTCCCCTTCAATGGGATAGCAAACGGGAAGGCGGGATCGGGAATTGTATCGGATCGAAAGGTCGCACGAGCAGCGAACGAACTCACTGGCCAAGTCCACCCTGTGTTCCACTTAATTTGAGGAACCGATGCCCAAAAAGTCTGTCGAAACTCACGTCTATATGACACCCGAAATCAAGAAGCGGCTTGAGCACTTTGCTAAGCTGAATCATCGGAGCGTCAACGGCCAGATCATGCATTACATCCAATCCGGCGTTGAGCATGATGATTTGGTTCGGTCTGATAAAAATTATCACGCAAGTAGGTAGGCTATGAACCTCCGCACCCTCATGTCCACCTACCGCAGCGACCCAATATCGGGTTTCTACAAGCTCGAATATTGCACGCGGCGCTTGGAGATTAAATCATGACAACAATTGTGCCGTGGATAATGGTCGGCGCCAGCGGCATGTTGGCTATTGATCGAATACTTGATCGACGGCTCGGCGTTGCGATTGGCTATGTGGGCTTCTGTGCGTTTTTTCTTACACTTGCTCTCTCTGCCCATTAACTTGGCAAACGATATGACCGCCCTCACCCCCGACAAAATCCCAACCGACGCCCCGTCATTTCGGAAATGGGCCGATGCCGCCTGCCCGCAATGGCCGGGAGAACTGCAAGTCCTCGCCTATCGCGCTTGGCAATGGCTGGAAGGCATGAAGTTTAGGACGGCTGCGGACCATGAGGCGTTTATGGCGGGGTACAGGAAATTTACGGGAGCGGTGTGATGGTCCAGGCGTTGCTGGCTCCCCCGTATCGGATGTTGCCGATGCCGCCTCAATACCAGAGGACGGCGCCTGTCGATATTCCGAAGGAGCAAGCACGTTTCAGAGCGTGGGCAGACATCGCCTGCACAGAATGGCCGGGTGACTTGATGGTGTCTGCTTATCAGGTCATCTCGGCTGAAATGATAAAGTATCAGCCCGGTGCGGAAGAAGCGCGCAGCGTGTTTGGAAGGGCCTACAAAATTTGGTGGGATTTGTCCGAACAGGAAAAAGATTTGGTAATTACCGAGGATCAGGTCCAGTCGCGAGCGCGCGAACATTGGCGCGTAATGGCAAGACAAATCAGCCTTGGCGCACACTTTGAGAACCACAAAGGCCGATGGCGGCTAGTGGAGCAAATCTAATGTTTGCCAGCCGGGAGAACACCCATACCGTGCAGCGGATGCGGATGGAAAAGAGCAATGGGAAGGTGGCGTGATGAAAAGATGGCAGCGAATGACTATCGAAATAACGATCATGATGGCTGGATGTACAATTGCCGTTTCAGCCGATCATGCGTTTGGAACTTGCCTGCCAGCCGCTTTATTTGGTTACGCGTGGGGCGTAACCGCAATTCCGCGCTTACGATGGATTGACACTGGAACGTGGCAATTCGGCTGATGCGTCGTTAGTGCCTTTTTGCAACGGAGAGAACCAATGGCAGGCTACCCGGTAATTCTAGGCGGCGATCACGCTGCGTTTGAGCAGGAATGGGCGGCAAGCGGCAAGCCCGATACTGAGCGCCCGGACTGGCCTTTGCCGTCCTTCGATGCTCGCGATTGGGCGCGGGCTTTTTGCGACGTGGTTATCGAGAAGGGATTTCGACCCGAGCAGCCCGAGGATGAGGGTTGGATAATTAGCTGGTTCGCCAACGCCCTTATGCGCGGATACGACGAACATGCCTCTCGCGTTGCCGCGCTGAATCTCGATCCGCGCTGTGAGCGCGGTTGCACTTTGCGCAAGGTCAATGCGACGCTTCGCAACAAATAGGCACATACACGGGGTTAGCATCTATGTCGATAAAGCCGCTCTTTGCTTGGTACGATCTTTGGGTAGGAATTTTTTGGGACCGCAAATCTCGGAAGCTCTATATCCTACCAATCCCCTGTTTTGGAGTGGTGATCCAGCTATGACCCATTACACCTTCACATGCTGCAATGATGGCACGCGACTCACCGCAGCGCCGGTGGTCAGCGGCATCACGTTAGAAGATGAAACGCCGATGATCTCGTGCGAGACCTGCACTTGCTGTTTCGACCGCGAGCGGCGAGATGAATTTGTGAAGCGTGAAAACGGGCGATAACAGGACGTATGTCGTGAAAATTTTTATCACAGTGGATCAACGCTCAGATGGTGCCCTTCAGATCGGAATTGGCGACGAAAATGGTGGCTATCGCATCGCTGGCCCAAAGTACGACGGGACAGGCCGAACGCTCCTAAAGCATGAATTGACGGTGACAGACGGGGACGAGATCAAGCGTTACTTGAGAGCCATCACAGGCTAACCACCATGCGCGTTGTCAAGATATGGGGCTGGTTCTTATGGGCAAACGGCGAAAAGACGTTCGGATATGAGATCAGGGGCGAGACTGCCCTGTTGATCTGGAAATAGGCACTAACCGCCGAACAGACGGAGACTGAAAATGGACAAAGACTATATTAAAGCCCTCGTTGATCGTTTCTTGGCGTGGCCTCTGCCGAAATCGGTGGCCAGCGATCAGTGCGTCACTAACCCGAATTATGAACATTCAAGATCGGGAACAAACTTGCTCACCGCAGACGAGGCGCGGCAGATGATTGAGCATCTTCTTGCTGAGCAGCCCGTCATTTGCCTTGCGTGCGGAAAGCCCGCGGTGGGCATCTGCGAAAAGACTGAGGGATTTCATCGCCGGTAATTACCGGCTGACCCGTCCAAAGCAGGTGACACGATGAAGCATTGGAGCAAATGGACTGAGGCCGACTGCAAGGCAATCTATGATGCTCTACATTGGGAGCCAGCAATAACACCGGAGCGAGCAAAGCAACTCAACGGCTTTGGGTCCATTCTACCTCCCGAAGAATTATTCAAGATAGGGTGGCTCACGGCTCTAAGCGACGTGCGCCGCGCTAATCAGTAGAGAACAGCCATGGCCGTAGATGAAAAAATCCTAGGTGAGTTGCGAGCGCAAACGCTTTTGCTAGAAACCATCATTGCCATTCTCGATGCCAACAAAAAATACGGCGTCGCTGTACACTTTCCCTACACGGCGGCCGTCGCCAGGGAACAGGTCAAAAAGACCGCAGGTCAGTAACATCACAACAACCGGGAGAATCCGATGGCGAGATTTTCAGGACCAATCGCAGGTGGCCCCTGGCACGGCGGCAAAATGGACGGAGAAAATCCAACCATCGAATGCCCGATCCTGCCGCCGGGAATGGTGATGAGCGCGCCGCCGGATTCAGTCGTTGAGATTGGCCATATTCAAGCCGCCAGCTACCGTTGGGATAAGGTCATGAGCATGTGGATTTGGAGCGGCCCCAACGTGCCAATCAGGCGTTAAACCCCCATGAGCAGGCTACTTTGCATTCTCTTTCATCGTCGCTGGTACTTCCGGCTACAGTCCAGCGGACGTAAGTTTGGATGGTGTGACAAGTGCAAGAGACAATGGGGCTGGCGACCAGAAAGAGGCTAACGATGACACAGCCGGAAAATATCAGGATGGTGATCGAGGAACAGGCCAAGGACGAAGGGCTATGGTTTGAGGCTGAAACGGCGGCCGAGGCTTATGTGCAAGCCGCCCTACGCCGGCTACACGCAGCTATCGAGGGCAAGACACCAGAACAATGCGCTCGCGAAGCAATGGCTGCTTTCGCCGAGTTAACCGGGAGCAACAAATGACACCAGCATACGAGGAAGGATTTGAAGCGCGGCTCTGCGGTCAAGGCCGCGATCTTAACCCGTATAAAAACGATACCCGCGAGTCCAGCCATTGGCTGGGCGGCTGGTTAGATCAGGATTACCATCTTAAAGAACGTGACGCCGCGCTCGACAGCATCGGATGGTTTGGACGATATGTCGATGATTGAACATTCTGACTACATCAACGCTTTGACGAACGGCTTTCAAGCCGGCCTCGACGGGCTAGACCCGCGCCTCTGTCCATACGACAAGCTATCCGACGAGTGGAATATATGGCAGCGATGGCACGGCCTGGGAACCAAGCGAGCGGCAGTTAATGAGCAGTCAGCAGGAGGCAACGGTGGCAAAGAAGCGCAAAGCTAAACCGGCTCGTAGGCGCCAAAAGTTTGTCCGCGTTCCCGTTCCGCCAACCAAGGCGATGCTTGAGGGCATGACCTGCGCCACGTTCCTTAACGACGGCTCGCTTCTCGAAATGGAGCGTCGGTTTAATGGAATGCTCGAAGGTCTCGGTTTGGACATGAACGGGAACAGGCACAAATAAGCGATATGTCGGCAGATGCGATCAATGGGCCACCCTGACTATGTGTATCAGCCTCACAGCGAGGAACGCCGCTCTGCGGCCAGCGAGCGCATGAAGGCTCACTGTCACAACCGCACCTTTGCTAAGGTAATCCGTGCCGAGCTAGATGATCTAGAACGCAAGCGCGAAATGCTCCAAAAACTTTTGGAATTATATGATGCTCGCTAGGAATGAACTCGCGGACTACATCGCCGACAACTACGGAGCCTGCGAGCGGGGAGCCGACTGCTATTGGGGTAAGGACGTTCGCGGCCGACGGAATGGATGTCTCTACACTGGATGGAAAGGGCGTAACTGTCGCCACTGGCATCCGGTCGCTGCGCAGACGTGGGACGAACTAAAAGGCGCATATGGCCAATATGCAGGAGAAAAATAGATGCCGGTTTTGGTCTTGATTTTTCTGCTCGCGATAACCGCGTTGCTGTCCATGGTTGTCATAGCGCGCCACCAGCACCGAATAGATCGGCTAGAGGCGGCGGTGCGCGAACTCAATCCCGGCCTCGACATTTAGGCACTGTCAAGAGATTTTTCGGGAAAACCAAAGGAGTTGGAAATGAGCATGGACGACATTACGGCAGATGAGACCGGCAAGATTGCCGGCATCCTTGAAACCAAATGGGCGCAGACCTACGCGGATAAAACCCGGTTCAAGGCTGAGGCCGATTCGCTGCGAACTGCGCTTGATGTCATGACGGCAGACCGGGATTATTGGCGGCACCGAGCCGAGGAAGCCGAGCTAGAACGCGATGAAGCACGTGAGTCCGAGGAATACATGCACCGTCAATGGGAAAGTGTCGGAGCGGTCGCCAAGGAGACGTTGGAACATCGCAACACACGCAAAAAAAGGCCGCGCCCGCAACTCGCATTGACGCCCGAACCCGATGACAAGCCTCCGAGCGTGGTAGTGTTTAATCGCTCTTGAGATCATACACTTTGACCAATACCTGCCCACACCTATCGCAATCATAATAGTGATACGCGATTGGTTTTACCGGGTGCGGCTCAATCCGAGATATTTTGATTTCAGCCCCACATTTTGGGCACTTGCCGTTGGCGGGAAGCTCGATGGAGGGCATCGGGCATTACGAGTGCAGCCTGAGAACTAGTCCAATGACCGCAACGGCAGTAACGACCAAACTCCCAATCGCCACGATGACCGCCCAACTATCGTTGGTTCCTTTCTGGTGACCTTCGCCCTTATCCAAACGTGATTTAATGTCGCTAATTTGAACGTCGGTGTTGCGGCGCACTTCCGTCAGAAGTTCGCGGCCTTGATCGAGCAGCTTGGTAAAGTTGTCGTCCATCTTCGTATTTGCAGCAGTATTGGCCTGCTGCTGAGCCGCGGCAGATTCTTTCTGCGCACTGAGGCCGACCGACACGGCTTTGTCTTTTTCGGAGAACGTATCGGAAATGCTTTTGAACTGCTGCGTCGTGACATCGGAGAGGCTTTTGATGCGTTCAAAAACCAATGCGATTTGGCCGTTCAATCTTTCATCGAGAAACTTTTCCAGTCCACCGATAGCTCGGTCAACTACAGTAGGCACACGAACGAAATCGTTGTGAAGCAACCGCGTGGCCTTATCCATCGCCTTGAGGCGAGCTTTGGTGGCGCCCCCCTTCTTGCCCATTTTAGATCAATGCCCCGCGTTAATCTTCGCCTGTATGTCGGAAATCTGCCGCTGCAAGTCGTTTATGCGCTGCTGCACTGTAGCACTCGGAGCCTTCGCCATGTCCTGTTGCGCCGCATAGAGCGAGCTTTGCAGTTGATTGAGCGCGAGAGTATTGATAGCTCTGGCGGTATCGACCTGAATCAGCTTAACCGGATCGACCTGCTCATGAACGAAAGTTTTGCTTGCGGCTTCCGGCAATCCCATCGCCTCCCACGCCGGGGGCACCGCGACGATTGCTGTTGCGGTCGCCGTGATGAGTGCGAGTATCGAGGTAATGCTTTTGCGGAGACTCGTTCCCCAGAATGCGGCTATTAAGTCATTCATGGCGATCCTGTATCGGTTGAGAGTTTCTATACGCCAGTTCTACATCGGCACGTGTTGTCGGCTGCTGATCATCAACAACAAATCTCGCGGATCGACCAAGTGTGCGGGAGCCGCAAGCGGGAACGGAAACCATTCGCAGGCGCGCAACGCGAGCGTAATGAGGGCTGAGCAAATCGCGTGGTCGAGCGTGTGTTCGTGCTCGGGGATCAGGAAGCCGACGATTGCTTTCCAGTCGTAGGGTTCGCCGATATGAACTTGGAGGAAATTGTAGAATTGGGCCGACCGCGAATCGGTTGTGCCTTCGAGCGTCAAGAATAGTTCGTGGGAGAATTTACCTGCGTCGTAGTTCTTCGGTCGTTTCTGGACGCCGCCGCTCAAATGAGCGCCGAGATAAAAGCCATCAGGGGTGACGGCCTCGACGTGTGAAGGTGTAAACGGCATCGCGACTTTTTCAAGAGCCACGATGCCGTCTGAGGCTAGGCCGATGCTGCGAACGAAACGAATGACGATTGGCATCGGTATGTGTTTCTAATCTTGGGAGGCTCAGAACAAAAGGCTCGCGCCAGCGATGACTTGCTGGCCAAGACCGCCGTTAGCTGTCTTGGTCGGGATAGGACCTACGGTGAGCGACTGGCTCGGAAAGATCGTCTTGATATAGGTCCGCAGCGCCAGACCATTGCTCAGTTGTTCCATCTGCACGAGGCCAACCATCGGCGCCGCTCGGAACTCCTTGTTGGACGACAGGCCCTGGAAATCGAGAGAGATGTCATTCCAATGCATGCCGGCCATAAGCCCTATCTGCGTGTGACTCGCCGTCACGCCGGCCGGCAGCGCATTGAAAGGCGGAAGCGTGCCCAACGACGCAAAACCGGGAATGTACTGCGTGAGATTGGCGAGCGGAGTAAACGCGACGACGCGAACTTCCCCTTCGAGTGGACCGCTGGCGCTGAGCCCCTGCGACGATCCGTTGAAGTTCGTCATGCCGATGTCGTTTTCAACGGAGTAGGCGACGTTGCTATTCGGCGAGCCCCAAGCATAGCCGATAGTCACACCAGCCGCAGCGTTGAGTTCGACGAGACCAGTTGTCGAAACGCCAGTGACCGTATTGGACGCGGACGCATTGACTGGTCCGCCCCCGCCTTCCGCATAAGTGCCGTAGAATAGGCCAGAACTGCCGTAGGGGTAGCCGGTATAGATTGGATTGAGCGGAGGGGCTTTGAGTGGCATATCCGCCGCCATCGCCGCGGTCGAAGTCAGGAGCGCAAGGCCCCCAAGAATTCCAAGCAATTTGCGCATGATCTTCTCCGTTTGAGATTGACTTTACGCAGACTGCTTAACAGAGAAAGGCGTGACAATTTTAGCACATCACAGGTTTAGATTGAGTCCTTTTTGAGTCAATTTGGTTAGACTGGCTACCTTGGCTGTCGATTTGATTGTGAGGCTTTACGGCCATAGAGGTCTACGAGCATCAACTACTCGACTGCAGCGTTCTGCGGGACAACGTCAATCCATTTGAAATCGGCGCGAGGACCCCACGTGCGCTTTGACCTATAGCCGCAATCGCAATACATGTCGCTGCTGCCAGAGCCGTCAAAACCCATGCTCATCGTTCCCCGCATGTTGGTATGGGGACAATTTGCTTGGGTCAGCGGCGGCTGCACTCGCCAGCCAGTCTTCGCTAATTCCGCCGCCATTTCCTCATTTTTCATTTCTCCACCCTCGTATGGCCGTAAGAATCTCACAGGACAGTTGAGAGCCAAGGTAGCCAAGCTAACAAACAAACCTTACTTCCCTGTCGGCTGATGCGCCTGCACCGTCTTGACGATGTTCATAAAGTTCGGCGCCAGCGCCAGCAACGTTGCAATCCCGATCTTGGCGATAATGGCCTCTACATCGGGACCGTTCTTCGCAGCAAGTTCGGCGATCAATTCCGGGTTCATGTCACGCGGCCTTTTGCGCGACAGCTTGGGCGGCGGCGATAGTGCCAACTACTTTCTCACTTGGTGTAGCCGCAGCCACAGGCGGTTCGGTCAAGATAGCCTTAACCGTTGGCAAAGATGCAGCCGCATCGATCCGGCTTTGAGTGCTCATGCCCATGCCGCTGATGGTGGTATTAACCGCAGAGCCGATGAACGCGATGATGCCACACCAAGCAGCAACTATTGGAATCCACGCTGCCGGGACTGCGTTGGTGAGAACAAGCGTTCCCTGACTGATGCCGATTGCGATGGTGACAATGATGCTGATCGTAAATCGCCATTTCGGATCGATAGACATTTCATTCTCCTATGTGGTTTGTTTTTTCACCATGGGTAAGTAAAAATAACCATCAAGATCACGACCGGGAGCGCCAAGGTGAAGGCGGCCGCTAACTGTCCGGCAACGCTTGGTCCCGTGTAGGGGCGCCCGTCGCCTGCGTAGGGATAGTCCATCATGACGTTGCCGCAGGCGTTGTTGCCATCTTGAGCGCGTCCGCGCCGATTTCCACGGAACGTCGAATCCAATCCGCGCCAAAATATTTGAAGCCCGACAACGCGCGGTAGTAAGCCTCTCGCTCAGCCGTGAATGTCTTGATGATTGCGACCGGATTTGTGATGGCCTTGACCGCCGCATCAGTCTGCGGTCCCCACGCACGGTCTGCGGTAATTTGAAGCGAGCGTTGTAGGATCATCGTCGCCGCGCCAGGACCCGCATTTACAGATTCGTCGAAGAACTGCAAGTCCAAGCCGGGCGAGAGTTTTGGGCAGTCCGGCATCCAATAGGAATTATAGTAAATGTCGGCGCCTTCGTTGCGGCTAATCTTGCTCACGTCTTGCAGCGGCAGACCTTTGCTTCTGCGATAATAATCGTATTCCCGCTGAATAATGCCACACATTGTCTCGCCGCCGGGATCGTGAGCATCGTTCGAGAAATTGCGCCAATTGCTCCAATCGTTCGGGATAGGAGCCTCTTGCGCTAGGGTGTAAGGCCAGCATATAGTAAATCTAGCGTCATTCATTGGAGAGTCCATACCATGCCGTCCTTTCAAGATTTAACAAGTCGCAGATTTAACCGCCTCGTAGTGGTAAAACGCCTACCATCCCGTAAAGGTCGAACCATGTGGCTGACACTTTGCGACTGCGGAAACGAAAAAGAGTGTAACGGAGCTCACTTAGTCGGGGAACACACAAAAAGCTGCGGGTGTTTGAAAGCGGAAAGAGCACACGACCAAGGCATAAAAGCAGCAACTCATGGACGGTCTTACACACCTTTATACAAAGTGTGGAAGTCGATGATCTCGCGTTGCCGAAACCCCAACAATAGCGACTATAAGAATTATGGAGCGCGCGGAATAAAGGTTTGTGAGATGATGGTTAACTTTTGAAAATTTTCTGGCAGACGTAGGTGTTCGTGATCCTGGCATGACTGTAGAACGAAAAGACTATGACAAAGATTATTCTCCGGACAATTTTCGGTGGGCAACCAGAAAGGAGCAAGCAAATAACCGAAGAGGGACACGAACTCCGCTAGACGATCCAGGATTTTCAATAGGGCTACTTGGATATGGCGTCTAACTAACGGGATAGACCAGCACGCCGTAAAACGCGGATCGGCAAGAGCCGTCGCTACATCAGTCATCATCCTCTCCATTGTGCCTGTAGAAGCATACTGGCCGTTGTGCCGATCATTGTTGCTCCACCCGGCGCCACAGCTTGCTCCAATGCGTAAACATTATTTATGCCGAGAGAAGGAGCAGCCGGATATGAGCTTGTCAAGGAAACACTGATATTCAGTTGGGTTGAAACACCGGATGAGTAACTGCCTTGAACGCCAGCAAATGCAGTTGTGGTATTGTAGCCTAATCCAATAGTCATTCCACACGCCGTTGCAGCGGCGGTTTGTGCTTTATCATTGTAGGTCAGAGCATAAGGTTCTTCTGCCAATCCGCTGAAAATAACAATCGTATTTGCAGTCGAGCCATTGGCTTCACGAATCGTTGCCGTCGTATAGCCCCAATTTGCCGTGCTATCCCCGCATTGCACCGTAATAGGTGATCGATTGTAAGCATTCCAAAGTCCCCACTTTCTGGTCTGTCCCCAACTGACATAACAACTCACTTGGCCATTCGTGGCATCCATGAACATAGAGCCAACATAAGTTGCACGATTGGCAGAGACAGTGGTGGTCGATCCAGAAGCACCATAAGTCATGGTCATACTGACGGCATTAGTCAGCGTGCCATTCAATCGCGAGAGCGCAGTGCCGCCCGCTCCCGTTCCGCGTGCACAAGAGCCAGCCGTAACTGAGCCGCCGGAGCCTGCAGCCCAAGACGGGCCACTTCCCAAAGTAACTACGCCACTGAGAGAAAAAATAAACAGATCATAGATATTGCTCGCCGCATGAGCCGCAACGAGACCAAGTGACAATTCAGAAACAATGCTGCTCGCTATGAAGTTCGTTCCGTTGTAAATCGGCACCAATAATCCGGTGTACGGCGTGTAATAAACCGTTGTTGCCGCCGTTACGTCTGCATTGAGAACCGGCGTTTGAGTGGTCAGGGTTAGCCTGCCCTGCGGAGTTGGAAGCGTTGTACTAGCTCCCGTAGCCGGATTAATCGCCGTCCATACTGCCGTAGTTGATGTTCCAGTGGTCGTGCAGATGTAGAGAATGTCGTTCGTGTAATCCCATGCCATGCTGGCGGGGATCGTTGCTGAGCCTTGCGTTCCGGCTAGTTGCCCGTTGGGATTGCCGTTGACGCCTTGGACTTGAGCTACTGTGGAATAATCAGAACTGTAAACCGGGTCCTGAGTCCATATAGGAGAAGTCGGCGGGTCGGTATCGTTGGCTGGCGCTAGAACAATTTTGTATGGCAAATTGGAAAGAAAGCACGCTCCGACGCGGCCATTGGAATCCAGCACAATTGGATTTGTGTTAGCAATTGTAAGAGCGGAGTTGGAATACGTGTTTTGTTTGGTAGAAGTACCTGTGGCGTAGGCGAAAAGCAACGCCCCGGATAATGGCGTGCCTGTGCCGTCGAGGTACTGAATGTCAGGGTTGAACAGACGATTGGCCATTCTGATCTATTCCGTTGCCGTCATTCTTTTGGTTTCAATGCCGTGGTCATTGCTGTTGATTCTGATTGGCTGTTGCTGGTGCAGCTCCCGTAGGAAACAGTCCATCAAAGCCAATCCCAAGTGGCTTAAGCTGCCGCGCAAGATTCGTCGTCGCAACGCTCAAAGCTATTCGAGACGGTGGTGAATTTGCCTTGTTGAAGGTGGCTAAAGCATTCTGAAACTTTTGCACAGCCTCAGTCACCATCGGCATTTGACGAATGATCGCGCGACCATTGCGCCAGTTGTTCAGCATTTCACCACCCTTACCGGATATCGTAGCGCCGACGATCTCACCCTCGGTCCCAAATCCCGCATGGTGAGCAATAGCAGCGCCTAGCAAGTAGGAAATGCCGGTGCCGATACGCCGCAGAATTGGACCGACAAGAGGCGCCGATCCCGCCGTCATCGTCGCGCCTTTCGGCACTTCCAACTTGCGCATTAGATCGCCATACTTGGCAATTGCCTGACGTTCTGCTGGCGAGAAAACCGCGTTAGCCATATCGCGGCCATCGGAATTGAGAAACTTGAATATCCGATTGGCGATCATGCCCGGTCCCATTTCGGCTTCGCCTTCCCCGCGCTCTACGAGACGAGAGAATAGACCTTGCTTGACTGCTGACCATTCGGGCGAGTCCTTACCGAGAATATTCCTAACCCGAGCAGCAACCCCGACATTGGTTGAACCCGGATTGGTCCCCGCGCGACCGAATAAAGCGTCAGCAACATCGTTGGGGGTTAGAGGTTCGCCGCCCCGAGGCCCAATAATCTTCTCTATCTGCTTGCCAACCGTATCGCCTTTATTGGCCGAGAATTTCTTCTTGAATTCCGCCGATGAGGCCCTAGCCTCATTCCAGGCATCTACCGCGTCTGGATTGCCCCGAAAGGCCCCAGAATTGACTGCCTGCGTAACATGGTCGTCAAAGGCATCCAGGACGGCGCTGGTAGCCCTTCCGTCAGAGGCGTTATTGGCCCACGCCCCGCGCCGTAGCTCACTGAGGCGCTTCCTGACCTGTTCCAGACCCTCTAGGGAGACGCCCCTGACTTGGCTTGGATTTGGTGCCCCTGCTGGATTAGCCGCATTGGGGATATTGAAATTGGAAGCCTTGTCGATTTCCCCGATAGCCTGATTGGCCCAAGGGGTTAGTTTATCGTCAATAATAACGGGTTCGGGGCGCCCCGTAAGATCGGTTCGGATCGAACCGCCCATGTTGTGGAAGGCACTGGCATCAATTTCGCCGCCCAAAGCCCGCGCCGTCTGGTATTTATTGGTTACAGCGGCCTTCTCGACATTCCGGGCCTGTTGCAAGCCCTGCTGTGCAATGGCGCCAGCATCACGCGGATTTTGCGCTATGTTCTGGTTAAACTGATCGAAGGACTTGGCTACAACGTCGTTGGCGTTCTGGACTTGCCCCGCCTGCTGAGCATTGAACTGCTTGGCGCGCTCTTGAGCTGCCGTTCCAAGATCGCCCGCAGCAGCTTTCTGTTCCTGCTTGATAAGACCAAGATTGCCGGTTGATTGACCTTGGGATAACAATACGTCTGGAACAGGCGTAGGAGCAACGCCGATAGGACGTGGCCCTAATCCTGGTCTAGCCCCTAACGCCAGTTGCGCGGTATCGGCAACGCCCTTGCCTATGTCATAGAGTTTTGCCGGATCATCCTGCGCCGCCGTTTCTGGCGCAATTACAGAACCCACTCCATGCAACGCATCTGCAAAAGTATGGCCAATGACTGATCGAACAGTTCCGGTAATAGGCGCCGCTGCCATTCCCGGAACAGCAAGCAAGCCTTGGCCAGTAGCGGCCAATCCACCGAACTGTGATTCGTGCGCCTTTTGATAATCTTCCGAGAATGGATTTAGACCGGCGTTGATAGCTTTGGCGTTTTCACTAACGGCGTTTTTGATTTCCCCCGGAATATCTGCAATTGCAGCAGGCAGGTTACTTCGATCAACCGGAACGGTTCCGCCAGTTGTTCCCCCTGGATCGCCGCCATTGAGCGGCAATGGATTGGGGCCAACTGTAATTCGCAACGGCGCATGTGGAGTGTCGAATTGGTCGAACGGATTTGCAACTACTGCGGCTGGCGCTTGAGTATCAAACTGATCGAAGGGATTAGTGTCAGCCATCAGTTGCCCAACAGGAACCGCGAGATATTCTCACCGCCGCCGTACTTGGCATCGAATTGCGGGGCAAGCTTTGGGTCTTTACGAAGCATATCAACTGCCGCCTTTGGCGCCTGTATCACGCGATTATAGTTCTGCACATACTCGGATGGCGGGTGTTGCTGATTGAAAGAAATCTGCGCTTCGCCTGGCGTCATGTTAGGATTGTCTTTCACATATTGATTGACAAACTTTCCGTAGTCCTTGTCGCGTTGTGCAGCCACCATGAGAGAGGTCATGATCTTGTGGTTGCCTTCCGGTGACATTTCGATACCGGGCTGGACACCGATGGACTGCTGAACGATCATAGCAGCCTCGCGACTGCCAAGTGTTTTCGCGAGATCAAAGCCGAGTTTCGTTGTGCCTTTCTGAGCCGCTTCGCCGGCCGCAACTTTCGACGGATCAAATATCGGCTGACCACCTGCCGCCTGAACGGCAGTATTCACAGTCTTGGCAAGTGCAAGTCTCGTTCCAGCATCCTTACCCGTCGTCCAGTATCCGCCTGCGGGAAGCTGATCTAAGTTGTTTTGCAGGGTAAGCAAGCCAGATTGAACATTACCGGCAGTCTTATAAGCCTCGTTGGCTTCGCCTACGTCTTTGACGTTCTGACCGGCAAATCCTTCTTGAGTTTTGACTGCGCCGGGAGACATTGCGGGACGACCGCCAATTCCTGGTCCCAATTGCGCCGACGCCGGAGCCTGCGGCGTATTCCCCGTTGTCCCGCTAAGTCTGCCGAGCGGTGTAGAAAGCTGGCTCGTGGCATCTGTAGCCTCTTGTTTGACGGCATCGGCTGGCGGCAATGCAGCCGCGATCATGTTCTTGGCGACTTGTTGGCGCTCCGCTGGCGTCTTGGCCGCCTGTATCTGTGCCCATCCCTGCGGCGATACATGACCTTTCAATTGAGTGGCTTGTGTATTCCAATTGTCATCGCTGGTATCAGTGAGCATGGATTGTGCAACACCGCCGCGAAACTGCATGTCCTTTTGTGCTTTGTCAGTTTGAAGAACCTGATTTGTCACGCCAAGATTGGCAGTCTCTTGCCGGTTTCGCGCAGCACCAGTCAATTGTTCATATGCCTGTGGCGCAAGACCGCCCGGAGTTGCCGCCGCCGCTTTCTGTTGAAGAAACAGGTTTTGTAGTTGCGATGCACCCTCTGGATTGCCGCCACCACCTAAGTAAGCCCCGACAGGATCGGCGCCTTGCTGATAAGCCTGAGAGGCAGCAAGTAACGCATTGTATTGCCGCGTCTGCTGTAGAGCCTGAACTTGTGCAAGACTTGTCTGCGCTTGCGAACGCTGAATCTCCGCAGCCTGCGATAATGTCTGGACAAAGTTCGGCTGTTGTACTGGCGCGGGAGGCTGAATCTGTGCGGCAATAGCAGGGTTGTAATCGGGCAACGGTTATCCCCACGGTGTAGGAGTATATGGAGCGGATGGCGTGCCCCATTGATAAGAACTCGGACTTGCAGATGAGGAACCAATATTCGGCGCTTTCCCGAGTGCGCTGGCGAGAAGCAGACTATTGGCTGATCCACTCAGTGCACTTCCAACACCAGATGCGGCACTCCCAAGTGCATTTGCACTACCAATAATCCCCGATGCCTGAGATTGACCGATGGAGCCTATCGTATTCGCCGCTGCGTTTGCGCCACTCACACCAGCTTGAGCCGAACTCGCGCCCAATTGAGAAAGCCCCATGAGTCGATTGAAATAGTTTCCAAACTGTTGAGTTGCCAAGCCTTGATTGAATGTCGAAGCTGCCGCTAGACCGGCACCTGAGCCACCAAGCCCTTCCGCATTCTGATAGTTCACAAGGCCAGCCTGTCCCTGTTGCTGCGCAAATTGATAATCTGGCGAATTAAAGAACTGCGAAAAATTGCTAGGTGCATTTGTTTGCTGACCGTTGGCACCAATACCATACAAACTACCGAGCGTATAGTTTGCCCCAGAGCCAACATTAATCCAAGGATTAAGATTGCCTAATGCCTGCTGCTGCAGCGCAAGAGCCTGCTGTTCTTCCCCAACCTGAGCCTGCGATGCTTTACTGGCGGCGTTGGACTGTTCCAAACCGCTGAAGATTGATGCACCACCGCCTATAAGAGCACTTCCACCAATGGCCGCTGCTATGTAAGACACTTTTGCGCCTCTTTGAATTCCAGATATTCCTTGTCCGTAGCCACCGTAAACAGTTCTTCAATCTTATCCGGATCGGTTTCATCAGTATGCAAGATGGTTGTCCATGTGCATTCAGTGTGAGCGTAGGCAATGCGTTTCGTTCCAGGAGGCGATACGACAGTAAATGGCGCCCTCACTCTGACAACTCCATTCTCCGTCAGCACTGAAATCTCCCCACCTGAAAGGATATTAAGTTGCGCATATTTATGAACTCGGCCCGTCAATAGAGTATCCGCAGGAATGGTAATCTCGCGCGCATAAACACCCGGCGAAAAGTAATGCTTGATCGGTATCTCTCGCTGCGGATGCTTGTACATTTCCGCTTCGAGAAAGTTGACCTTATCTCGCGTTGAAAATGTAGCCAACTTATCTGACAACAAAGCCACCTGCATTTGAGTTGAGCGAATCCACATAGGTCAGCCAGTATTGTCTGCCGGCAACAATATCTCCGTTTCCAGCCTGCGTACCGCCGTTATTCTTATAGACATTCAGAGTAGCGAGCGCGGTTAGATTATTGTTCACCGTCGTCATCACCACCGCGCTAACGTTTCCCGTAGTCGAAGCATCCGCAACAAATCCAAAATCGTCATAGTCGGCATATTGGTTCAACGATGGCTGCACCGATAGCAATGTGAGCGTTATCACGTTGCTGCTTGTCGAGGCATTCGCAGGAAACCTCCGGCACATGTTCACGACATAATCGTGCATCTGCTGTAGGGCTAGGCGGCCAGTATTCGATAGCTTTGGTTGAAACGTAGCAGAATTGCCGGTATTCTGCGTAATGAAACTCTGGCTTGCCGCCGTAGGCGAAACAATCGGAGTGGGGATGGCACTCGCTGGAATCATAGCATCCCAACCTCAATATCAGCCCGAGCCGCGATTACAACGCGCGGCACAGGATCGGAGATTGAAACACGATAGCGCCTATCCCTCGATTGACCAAGAATGCCGGGCCAGCGAACGCGGGTTTTATATGCTCCTATTTTTCCCAATGATCGCCATGTCTGAGGGATGGTGAAAGTCCTTCCCCCGTCATCCGACCAGTCCAGCATCACTTGCGGATTAGAGCCGGGATCGACTGTATTTCCAACGCCGGTTTCCATGTCCAACTCGAAATTGGAATGGAACACCCGCATCCTATCGCTATTGATCGAAGGTGCGACCATGCGGGAAACCATCGTATTCCCGTACTCGGTAAACACGGTCTTATCGATGAAGCCTATCTGTCCAGAATAGGCATCGCCGACTAGGATTTTGTTGTAGCAGCTTGCAACACATGAAGCGCGCCAACGTCCGTAGGAGTTGCCAAACTGATCCCGCGAGTTCCTGATGTGCCAAAAGTTCGTTGCAATATCGAATATCCAAGTCGCGTTTGCGCTAGGAAAAGTGAGAACTATGAACTTGTGACCTTCATATGTGAACGAGAACGTATAGGCATCGGAAACCGTCGTATATGATCGCCACGAATCTTCCTCCGCATGAGTGGAAACCCTGCGAGGAATGAAATTATCCAGGCGATAGAAGATAAGATCGTCGCCGAGAAAGAATACCGAGTTGTCCTCTTTGACTACCGCCTGACCGGCAACACAACCACGCTCGACTGTGGCTCCATCAATCCTCTGGAACGGAAAGATAGGCGTTCCAGCATCGTACCATGTCTCGATATGGTTGGTGCAGAACAGCAGAGCGTTCTCTTGCTGATTTGCCAATCCAAGCACAAACCCCGGAGAGACTTCGGCAGATGCAAACGCAAGTCCATTATACGTCGTACCGTCGAGAGAATTGGAAATGAACCACTGATTGTTTGCTACGTTGTTCAGAACGAAAACGTTATCGAAGAACGTTATCGCAGACGCCGCGTGGAAATTCGGATCGGTGACAACCTGAAATCCGGTACTCTGCGCCCACACATAGCCGTTGACGCCATTGACGAACATGACCTGCGTGCCGTTATTGCTGCTCGGCACATAACCAGAACCGCTGATCTGTCCTCCCAAAACCGTTCCTACACCGGCAGAACTGACGCTGTAGAGCGTACCACCTGATAGTACATACGGCACCCCGCCCATCACATTCATGGCACGGATGGGACCGGAGCCGAGTGTCGCAAAGCTGGTCAAGCCAGGTGCGGGGAAGATTGCCACTTCGCTCTTGGCGTCCTGTGGTTCTTTCTCTGCGAATGCGTTCTCCATGCGCTGTGACTGCACAGGCAACGATTGTGAGACTGCCTGGTTAGTGGCGAAGGGAACATTGACCATTAGTATGGGCTCGTTTGATCGGTATCAACGCCGAACAAATATGACTCTGGTTCGCGATCAAAAGACGAAACAATATCAAATGCCGCGGATGCCTGTTCTTGTACCATTTGAAAACGCGCTGGTGGACAAGAACACTCCGGGGCCATCTTCACAGCTAGTCCCCAAATCAGAAAGTCTAGCCATTCCTGCGGGAGATCGGGAGTATTCCCCGGAGTGGAAAAGTCCTGAATCTGGCGCCACCATGTGAACTTGAGCGCATTATTGACCGATGAAGGCGCCGGCCAAATCCACATAACGCCTTGCGTGTTGGCACCACCGCGAGGGTCGTAGAAGAACTGTGTCAAAACCCCGAGGTTGCTCTTGTTCGGCTGATTCCGGTAGTCGATCCGCGACATCTGGATCATCTGCGTATCGATCTGCCCATTGAAGGCAAATCGCCTGCCAGAAACAACACGTAACGGTCTTACGATCTGTGTTTGATAGACAAACACATAATTGGTAGCCGCCGCAGGGCCGGGAAGCGGCGTTGTAAGATTGATTGTAGTGCCAGACAGAGCGCCGCTTTCCTTCGACCACGCAATGGCCCCGGAATTGAGTACCACGCCGACATAGTAGTTGGCCGCGAAACCAGTAGTCGATACCACATTGATTGAGGTCGCGCCTTGAGCGGCGGCGGCGTTCAATGTCGTCTGATTATAGTTCGTCCAGGCGCAGTTGTCGGTTGTCGTTCCGCCGAGCGTATATGAGAACTGTCCAGGTTGAAGGAACAGCGTTGCTTCTTCTTCCGTCCATAGATGCAGCCCGGTTGCGTCTAGAGACTTGATGAGAACATTAAGCTGATTGGAAAACGCCGTATATGCGCCCGCGCTTAGGGTTTCTTCGAACGAGATAAAGCCTAACTTTCGCGCGCTGGCATAGATAATCTGGAATTGAGTTTCGTTGTAAGTATCTACGCCCGATGTGGTCATTGGATATTGCTAGGGAATTGCGAGGTATCGACGGGAGGAACCGGCGTAGTCCCATAGACAAGCCATCCTGCCGTTCCACCTGTGTTTTGGTAATTGGATTCCGAATTGATGCCGGGATCGACCGCGCCAGTGCTTTGCAGCACCAGGAACGTTCCGGCCTTCATCCCGTTGTTGTTGTAGCAGTAGAAGCGGGCGCCATTTGGTTCAAGCTCGATGAATGTGTTAGGTTGACGTGGACGTGCCTCCGGCACTGTCTGGTCATCCTTGACACCCTTAACAAAATCTTGCGGCTGGCGCGCTTCCCATACCTGACGCTCAACGATATAGCCCTGCCATTCCTTCTGGGTCTTGTAAGAGCGGACTTTAAAGCCTGTCCTATCCGAAATTCTCCAAAACGTTCCTGGAACGTAAAATCGGTCTTGCGGCACTGGCTATTATATCCTATTCTATAGCTTGTTGACCCAACGAGGTTTCATATGGCCTATATTGGCACTCGATCTGGCAGATGGCTGGTAATAAACGAACCCAGCATTCCTATGTATGAACGCGGACGCGACCGAGGCGCATTATGCCGTTGCGATTGTGGTACCGAACGCATTGTCGCGATCCGCTGCATTATACGCGGGTACACAAAGTCCTGTGGATGTGCCTCTAGAGAAGCATCTTCTATTCGCAATAGAACGCATGGAGCCCATAAAACCAAACTTTATGGAGTATGGCGAAGCATGAAAGAACGCTGTCAAAACCCCAAGTCTAGCCATTACCCTAGATACGGCGGTCGAGGTATCAAAGTGTGCAAACGCTGGCAAAAGTTTATTGCCTTTCAGGCCGATAATCAACACCTTTACAAAGATGGCCTGACACTAGATCGAAGAAACAACAACGGCCACTATTCACCCCACAATTGTCGCTGGGTGCCGATGTCTGTCCAATTTGTTAATCGTAGCGACAACCATTTTCTATCCTTTGCAGGCGAGCGTCTGACTATTTCCCAATGGGCCCTAAAGGTAGGAATTAAGGAAATTACACTTCGCAAGCGCATTCATGCGGGCTGGAATACTAAAAAAGCCCTAACCTTTCCAGTCCGCCAGTATGGAACGTAGTGCTTGTCTCGCCCCATGTTATTTCTTGGCCTCGCACTGAGACTTTAATTCTGCATTCTCCTTCTTCAAATCTTCAATCTGCTTTTGCTGTATCTCAATCGTCTGCGCCCATTGATTGATAACCGTATCCATCTGAATAGCAACTTGACTTGGAAGCTGCTGAGCAACGGCAGGAAATATGAGAGTAAATATGTACAGAAACGCAATAACTAATATCTTCATCATGTGCAATGAGTTCCCTTGCCGGTCAGAATGCCAAGCGTGAAAGTTAATGTATCTGCCACTGTTACTGTGCATACGGTCGATAGTCCGGTATTTCCGTTTGCGATAAAGCCGTCCGTTGAACTCACCGTTCCAGTTGCAGCGAAGTCGCCCGCATCAAAAATGCCGTGATTTGTGGATGAACCAGACTGCGAATCCACATAGAGGCCGTAAGAGGTCGTAATACCGGGTGCTCCCATATTGTTGATGTAGATACCGCGAACTGTCGTGGGCTTGATCGAGCCGTACACAGGAACGACATTAAGCCCGTTCCCCGTCGTAATAGTGCCCGCGCCATTACCTGTGACAAGCCCTATCAATAGGGCATCGCCAGTCGTAATAATGGCACCAGTTCCCGGATTGAAAGTCACGTTGTACTGCGTACCCTCCGCGCTTGTGATACTCGCAGTAGGTGTGAAAGTGGGCGCAAAAAAATCGCCTTGCATGTGGTTACCGGCCCCTCCTGCAGTCCCGGTAATGGTCGGTTCGATCCGCATAGCAGCGAAGTTGTTTACATTCGCGGTGATAGTCCCGAGCATATGGAAATCGCCGTCGAGGCCGGCGGTAGGAGTATTGTTGGTGTTGATAACAAGCCTGTCACCGGCATTAGAAAGATTGATCTTAATACTGTCCGCACCTAGCGCAGAATAACTTGTGAAAGTGACATTTGTACTTGGAACGGGGTCTTGAAAATACGAGCCATAGTAATTGGTATAAGTGGTCGCGGTAGACGCTAGAACAGTGCTCGCCCCGAACAAGTCCGTATAAGCGGCGGCTACCGTGCCTGTCGATGTGGTGTCCGTGTAAGAAGCTGGACTGGCTATAAAGCGCAAACCACTTGTAGTCCATGCTGCTGCACTAGATGAAGCACCACCCGTCAGTGTTAAATAACCGTTGGTCGTACCGGAAAGGCCGATTGTTTCCGAAACCGATGTCAGAGTGTTGGCAAGAAGGGTAGCGATTAGCCTCAAATTGCCGGTGGCCCCTGAGCCATTCGGTGTCCCGATGAATGTAAGATTTTCCCCATTGTTTGTAGATGTGTTCCCGGTTGCTGCCCAATTCTCAGTTGCATTAAATCTGATCTGAGCAGCACCGCCAGTTATATAGCCGCTTTGTCCGGTATTCGTATTGCCATCATTGCCATGACCATCGATAGTTCCAATGATGTCGCCATTGACCAAGGGGGTTGGCGAAGCCGAGGTTCCGTTAGCGCGGCGAAATACGAATGCCCCAAAACAACAATTGTTGCCAGTCCCATAACTATCCATAATCGATAGGGGAGCTTCGCTGTTCGGACCAACAAAATTAGCTACAAGATACTCCCCAGCAACAACAAAACCGGGAGGCGCTATAGTATTGGCATTAGCCATGAAAATAGATGTTCCAGGCAATGCAACATTGGCACCAGTCACAAGACCAGACGTGAAAGTGTTTACGCCGCTCCAAACATTGGCTCCGCTCAACAGCGAGATAGGAGCCGGTGGGCCGCCTCCAACAGTTCCACAAAATTGACCGGCTCCGAACACGCCATTACATTGTGCATGAGCAGGCGAAAACCCAAATCCAATAAAGAATAGAAAAACAAACCAGAACTGTCTATTTGACATACCATCCACCTGTCGGGATTGGCCATAGAGTATAACCGCCGTAGTTTCCAGTAATTGCAATACTGCTCTGGCCTATAATTTTTTGAGTTCCAAATGGAAGGATGGTTATGTGAAAAGTTGCGGCATTCCCCGCTATATCCACAATACTCTGCGGTTGATTGTTACGGATCGTTGCATCTGGCAATTGGACTGAGTTAGCACCCGACCCATTAATCAGGATATCCGCATTGTTCGTTCCGACAGTATATGTGCCCCCGGCTGTCGTGACTGTAATAGTCCCGAATGGAAGAACCTGCGCAAACGCCTGATCGAACAATGATAGAAACTGAAACCCGTCCGGGAGAGTGGCAAAGCTGGTCGTGACCATTTATTATTCCAGAAACGGCTTGCGCAAATACCATGCCAGAAGCAGCATGGATGGAGTGCAGAAAATCATCAGCCAGATCATGAGCGTTTGCCCAATTCAACCTTGGTCAATGTGACATGAATATCGTTGATGGAGTTTATGTAATTCTTGCGGGCCATGGTCTGGTAATCATCCGAGCGTGCAAGCAGGTCAGGATCGACAGCATGTCCGCAACTCCAATTGAAATTGCACTTGATGCCATAGTGATCCAGCTTGTTGTCGTTCCTCCAATGCTCGACAAAATAGAAAAACGTCCACTCGCAGACCGGAGGCCACTTGTGGAAAGGGTCTCCCACCGCGCGCATGGATGACCAGTAGGGACAGATGACGACCATCTGCGATCCTACTTTCAGAACGCGCCAGCATTCCTCCATAAACGCGACGCGTTCTGGACCGTCCAAATGCTCGAAGAAATGCGAGGTATAGATGCTGTCCACCGACTCATCTTCTATCGGCCACGGATATTTCCGCACATCCATGACGTGATCGACGCCAGGACACGCGGCGATGTCGATACCGACATGGCCTTCCTGCTTGCGTTCGCCGCACCCGATATCGAGCTTGAGCAGCCCGTCCTTCGGCGCGCGAATGAGGTCTTTCGGTAAGCAAGGGTAAGTCGCGCCTACTTTCCTTGGCTTAGTGGTTTTATCGAGCATTGTTAATCCCATGTTTTTTCAGACGAACTAGATGATTGTCTTAGACCCCGATAATCAGGAAGGCCATGATCGAAAAGGAACGGATAGCGACAATGCAAGCAATGCGCGATATAGATGCCAATGGAAAACAAAACGACAAAAATTGCGAATGCGAGGCATATCATAATTCATTCTCCGTTGTTTTATCGAGCATCGCTTGATTCCTCCGAACGGTTATTCCAGTACCATGGCAAACCGCCATGAATTGATTCATCGGTAAAATACGCGCGCAAGCATGCGGGACAATCGGATACTGCTGCTAGCTTATCCCACATATCCGAGCGGGTAGTCAGAGCCACCGGAAAATGTTGTTGACCTTTAGGACTCGCACCGCAGTATAGTTTTCGGTTATCACCAAACCCAGAATTAGGTGTACAGATGTGTACCGTCATCACCAAACCTGATCGTTAGCCAGATCGTAATGGCCCACTTTCACCGAGCAATCGATAGCAAACCTATGCCCATGCTTGCGAGCGTCAAGCGCAAAATACAAATCCTGCGTGAACACCCCTTCTTCCCTTGAGGCCGCCGACTTGAACCACGGGCGCCGTAAGCGTTTATCCTTGAACATCGCGATTCGGTAAAGGGTGAAGCCCATGCCGGTGCCGTTCACCTCAAGTAATCCACCGTCGAGGCGTGGTTTCTGCGGCTTGAAATTGATTGGCACCTCGTTGGGGTTGCCCCAGCACTGCGCAACGCCGCCGTGACCCTTGGTCCAGTACAGACCACCTATCACGTCGAACTCAGGATGTGCCTCGGCACGTTCCAAAAGCTTGAGCAGACCGTCCGGCGGCGGGATGTTATCGTGCTCAAGCGTGAGGATATATTTCCATGTGGACAAATCGGGGTTGTTTAGAATCGCTTCAACCACACTCTCGTAGGCGAACCCAACCTCCATCCCAGCCGCGAACAGCTTGCACACCTTCTGATTCGGCGGGGTCATGAGATTCCACCATGCGGCCACCGCTTTGGTAGGAACAGCCTCTCTGGCTGGCACGATGATGACCGTGGACAAGTCCTTGTAGGAGCCGGATTTGTCCATGCGTGTGCCTGCGGCTTGCAGGTCCGCATTGTGTTGGCCACCGTCGAATGCGCCTATAATCTGCGGTTTCATGGGTCTATCCTACGTCTTATAGGGCCAGATGTTAATACCCGTAACGCCCGCAGCACTAAATATTGCCGCCGACATTGAATAATTGGCAAGCGTACCATTCCACGTCACTGCCAAAGACCCGCCGACATTGCCATTGGTATCACCAGCTTCCAACACAACCTCGCTCGCAACTTGCGTCTGGTCGTAGCTATCGCTTTGTGCGTTCGTCCAGCTTCCCGTTATGGCCCGGTCGCCATAAAGTGACATTACACCAATGGCACCCGATGGCACGTTCAAAGTAACGCTTGGCGCCGCAGAAACCCCGTGTGGGAAGGTAGCAGTTGTCGGGGTCGGCGACGTTCCGGCCCCGGTAATCGTTCCTACCGCGATATTGAGCGCCGATATAAAATTACCGCTATCCGAAAAGGCGATAGTTCCGGTCGATCCACTCGGGACGTTAGCGAACCATACTGCGGACCCGAATACACCGGCACTCTCATCCCTAACCGCTAGAATTGCCGTGACGCCCCCGATAGTCGTCACTGTCATGCTCGTGACGACTTGATATGCAATTTCCACCACGACTATTCGATCAGAGCTTGGAGTACCAAAACTAAGAGATGGACTCGTATACGTGGCTGCGTTCGGTGCTACCCCGGCCAAATTTACTACTGTTTGCGTCCAGGTTACTGCCATGATCTTTAAGTTGGCGGCGGTATGACACCGCCAGTTACCATGTTGATATTATTCGAATAGGTCGCATTCGTCGGAGAATTCGATTGTGATGCAGAATAGAACGCACTCGCGAACACGCCGGTAATGTCCATATAATTATTTGCGATAACGGCGCCATCGTTGAGGCCCTGCGTATTATTCAACCGATTAATTTCGATTGCCACATTGACAGTGTTTGATCCCGCTACAATTATAGTATTATTTGCGACGTTCGCATTTATGATTGAGACGCCAGGATTTGCCGTTGCTTGCAACATGCTGTTTGCCTTAAACGGCGCAGTTGCCGGCTGGTAAAAGGTGGTAAATCCGTAGCGCGGCGTTCCACTGGAAGGATTTGCTGGGTCCATCTGGACTCCATCACCATCGTTGCCGCTATAGTATCCATGCCCGTTGCTAAGAACCCATCTGACAATCGGACTCCACGCGCAGTCAATAACGTCGTTTGACATCCCCTGGAAATAACAATACTGGCAAACAAATCCCGGCTGATCGAAGTTGATTGCCGCACTTGCCGACGTGGCGGAATTGACTTGACCGCCGTTAAAATTGCACAATTGTACGGTCAGCCCACTTCCCGGCGTGCCATTTTGTTGAATAAAAAAGAAAGCGCCAGAAGGCGTATTAGACGACCATACCCAATTACAATTCTGTATTGTTGTATTTGCAACTCCCGCATCGATGGTAACAAACCACGACTTGCCACCCGTCGCGGTCGCCAGTGAGCAATCATAATTATCGAGCGTTTGATTGCTTGCATTAATGTGAATCGCGCCAGTTGCGGGATTGGCAAAAATGTTTCCGCTGCTCGGCAATGTCGCAGGGTCAAGATACGTTGCTTGCTTTGCAGTTGGTACTCCAACGCCATAATCAACGCCTGCGACGTGCCAAGGTGGCCTTGCTGCATAACCATTTAAAAGGTTAGGTAATTGGGGAGGAACAACAGGCGCTCCCACAAACCCATCAAGCCATCCAACTGCAATTCCACTTAATGCTATCGCTGTCATGGCTTACAACGACAGATTCATGAAGTTGCCATACAGGCTGACGTTCGAGTTGTTGCTGATCGCGTTGATAGCAACCGAACTCGGGAATTGCGAAGTCTGAGCAGTCCATGCGCCGTTGCCGCCGATGAGCGTCACGCTCGTTCCCGTAATCGTCTGGCCAAGGCGTTGCAAGGCCGCATTGAAATTCGTCAACACGATATTCGATATGGAGCCATTATTGGTAGACGTTCCTGCCGTCGTCGTCGCAGTTCGGCCCAAGATGGCCAGCCAATAATCGCCAGCCGACAGCAATGTGCTGCCGAATGGTACGTCAAGCCGCAACAACCCGCTAACATTACTGATCTGGTTAGCTTGGCTGACGGTAACGCCTGCGCTTTGCGTACTGCTTGCGCTGGTGAAAGTGCTAGTGGTGACGCCGCCGTTCGTGTCGATATTTCCAGGGAATCCGAGCGTATAGGTTTGGGCGACCGCAGCCGTCAGAGCATTTTGGGTCGTAAAGACACTCACACTTTCAGTAATGCCAAACGACCAACTATTGGACATATAACTATAGAGATTGGTCGAGTTAGTTCCCGTGCCCCGCGTGTAAAGACCCAAAGTCTCGTTATAGGTCCACACGTTCGAGCGCGTGCCTGTCGCCAACGTGGAGCCAGAAACGGCTGCATTAATACTCAGGCTGATAAGCCGATCCATGCGGCATACCTGCATCTCGGGAGCTTCAAAGTGCTGAAAGTACAGCGACGAAACGCCCAACGACGATGCCGACGTGTTGGCGCCGAACTGCCACGGCTCATATTGCGAGATTGCGCCCTGCGAATACACGTCGGCAATCGTGATACTGGCGCCGTTTGAGCTAAGGCTGATGTTGTTCCCTGCGAAAAGCTGCGACAAGGCTGGGCCGCTCACTGTCCACCCAGAGTTGGACGCTTCGATTGAAATGGCACCCGCGCCTGCCATACTGACAGAGCGAGCATCGACCGTGCCACTGGTCGATACAGTCGTGTTTGATCCGGCAAACAGAGCCAAAGTCTGATTCGTCTGCGAAGGTGCGGAAATGACCCAGCCGCTATTGGACGCTGCAACGCTGACGGCGCCGGAACCCGCGATGCTCAACGTCCGCACATCAAACGATCCGCTGGACGTGCCAAACGTGTTGGAGGAAGCATAGACGCCTCCCGTGTCCGGCTTTGCCGAAATGGTGATCGTATTGGACGACTGCGACAGAGTGATATTATTGCCGCCCGCCAAAACCATCGTCCCCGACGAAAACGTGGTGAGCGTTCCGGTCGTGTTGCCGCTAGCGCTGAGGATATTCGCGAAGGCATCAATGGTCGCGCTCGATCCCGCGCTCGAAATGGTGACCATATTGCCTTGCGTTATGGTCGTGAAATTCGGTCCAGAGATCGTGATCGTGTTAGACGACTGCGAAAGGGTGATGTTATTGCCACCAGCAAGAACGATTGTGCCGGTCGAAAATGTGGTGAGTGTGCCGGTTGTATTGCCGCTGGCGCTAACGACGTTCACACCATCAGCCGCGGCGGCCGGGGCTGATATGACGACCGAGCCGTTGGAAACACCAACGCTCACAACGCCAGCGCCCTCAAACGAAAGTGCTGACAGCGCGAGATTTCCTGACGTGGCCTGCGTGGTGTTGCTGACGGCATAAACGCTTGCGCTGTTCAGACCGCCGCCCCCAGCGCCACCACTAATAACGACCGAGCCGTTGGAAATACCGACCGACACACCTCCTGCACCTTCAAATGATAGGGCCGAAGCGTTCCCGGTACTTGACGTGGCCAGCGTCGTGTTGCTGACGGCGTACATCGATAATTGCTGATTAGTCTGATTAGCAGCAGAAATAGTGACAGTAGCCGCCGAACCATTGATGCTCTGGCTTAGTGTGACGTTATTGCCACCAGCCAAAAGCAACTCAAGACCAATACCACTTATAACCCCAGACGTTCCCGCAGTATGCCCAATATTAGACATGCCGAGGGTGGCATTCGCGAGTGCCATTACATTTGACACTATATATTGAACATCGGTGGCGCTAGATTGAACGCCAAGCAATGTATCGGAGCTAACGCTGATTGCGCCAGCAGCAGCAATCGCGTTGAATTTTACGTTTGCCATTAGACTGAATTCTCTGTGATGTAATTATCGGTGCCGTTCTCGGCTACATAAAAGGTTGTGCCGTTCTCAGCCACATAGAATTGGGAAGTCGGAGGCGTTGTTTTTCCTCCACCACCACCGCTCGCACCTGGATTGCCGTAATGAACATCGGTTATCTGGTGATCTACAGACCTGGCTCTGCGAGTAGCCCGTTTGCTTCTCATACGTTCAGCAGCATTTCGAGGGTAACACTGTAGGATGATCCGCCCGTAAACCCGACAGTTGTGAACTTAACCGCGCCATCGGCGCCCGTATTGTTCGGATTGGTGAGACCACCGAAGAACGTATAATCGGCAACTCCGGCAAACTCCAAGATTTCCATATCAGTTGGACTACTCGCATTCCATTGGATGCGCAGAGAACCACCCTGCACATTATAGGTTATGCGAGCCATGGTC